TCGATGATCACGATCGGTTGAACGCCCCCCGCGCTCGACCGCTCCAGAACCTCGCGGGCATACGGCGCCATGACCTCGGCGGGATCGATCAGGCCATTGGCCAGAACCCGCTTGATCCATTGAAACCGGCTGGCCCGGTTCTCCGTCTCCAGCGGAAGGCCGCAGCCAAGGGCCATCAGGTTGACGTGTTGCTCCTGCAGGAGTGTCGCCACCAGTGTCGAGAGCTTGCGCCTTTGCGTGACCCTTTGCCGGGGAAGCCGACGGCGCATGTCCTCTTCCACAGCCTCTTTCAGCCCATCTATGTCAACCATCAAAACCTCGGGGTTCGGTTCCCCTCGGTCGAATCACGCCACGACGCCCGCGTCAAGTCTCTCCCTCGGAAAAACTGACCCGTGGCAAGAGGCACCGAACCAAAAAACGAAAGACCTTCGTCCAGGGCCGCGCCTCGTCCTTACACCGCCTCGCGCAGCAACGTGAGCTGGCGCGAGCGGCTGCCCCCCTCCTCGTCCACCAGCGGAATCGGGTAGTCCCCGGTGAAATAGTGGTCCAGGAAGGCCGGGGCCATCGGATCGCGGCCGGGCTCGCCCATCGCCCGGTACAGCCCGTCCAGGGTCACGAAGGCCAGGCTGTCCACGTCGATGTAGCCGGCCATGCCCTCGATACTCATGTGGCTGGCCACCAGATCCGCCTTTTCCGGCGTGTCGATGCCGTAGAAACACGGGAAGCGGATGGGCGGGCTGGCCACCCGCATGTGCACCTCGGCGGCCCCGGCCTCGCGCACCATGCGCACGATCTTCACCGAGGTGGTTCCGCGCACGATGGAATCGTCGATCAGCACCACCCGCTTGCCCTTCAACACCGCCATGTTGGCGTTGTGCTTCAGGCGCACCCCCAGGTGACGGATCTCATTGGTGGGCTCGATGAACGTCCGGCCCACATAGTGATTGCGGATGATGCCCAGTTCGAAGGGCAGTCCCGCGCCCTCGGCGAAGCCCATGGCCGCCGGCACCCCGGAATCGGGCACCGGCACCACCACGTCCGCGTCCACCGGCGCCTCCCGGGCCAGTTCGGCGCCGATCGCCTTGCGCACCTGATAGACGCTCCGGCCCCCCACCACACTGTCCGGGCGGGCGAAATAGACGTACTCGAACAGGCAGGGCCGGGGCCGTTCCCGGCGGAACGGCCGCACGCTCTCCAGGCCCTCCTCGGTGATGACCACCACCTCGCCCGGCTCCACGTCGCGCACCAGTTCGGCGCCGATGATGTCAAAGGCGCAGGACTCGGACGCCAGGATGTAACTGTCGCCCAGCCGCCCCAGCACCAGCGGCCGCACGCCGAAGGGATCGCGCACCCCGATCAGCTTGCGCTGAGTCAACAGCACCAGGGAGTAGGCGCCCTCGACCTGCAACAGCGCCTCCACCAGCCGGTCCACCACGCGGCCCTTCGCGCGGGCCATCAGGTGGAGGATGACCTCGGTATCCGTGGTGGACTGGAAAATACTCCCCTGGCCGATCAACTCCCGGCGCAAGGTCATGGCATTGGTCAGGTTGCCGTTGTGGGCGACGGCGACCCCCCCCAAGTCCAGTTCCGCGAACAAGGGCTGGATGTTGCGCGGGTTGGGCGCGCCCGTGGTGGAATAGCGGTTGTGGCCGATGGCCGCGTTGCCCACCAGCCCGTCCATGACCCGCCGTTTGGCGAACACGTCGGCCACCTGGCCCAGCCCCCGGTGCACGTTGAAGCGCTCGCCGTCGTGGGCGACGAGGCCGGTGGCCTCCTGGCCGCGATGCTGGAGGGCATGAAGACCGAGCGCGGTGTGCGCGGCGGCATCGGACGTGCCGAGGATGCCGAAGACCGCGCATTCTTCTCGCAGGCGGTCCGAGCCCGGGTCGAGGGCATAAACAGGCGCGGGCACAGGCGCGGACGCCGGCGACGGGGCCCCCTGCCCGCGCCTCCCCCTGACTGGAGGCCGATGGGAGACCGCGGGGGTCGGCGCGACGGGACCCGCGACGGGATCCGGGCCTGTGTCTGGACTCATTGAGTGCTCTCGATCAGTCGGTTCATCTCCTGGCGCTCGTCGCGCTGGTAGCCCTCGACCCCCGGACGCGGTGGTGCCTGGGGGCGCGGCTGGCGCAGGTCCTCGAACGCCCGCTGGGCATCCAGGGCATTGTTGACCCCGGCGGCGGCCTCGCCTGCCTGCCGGCGCAGGCGCTCCTGCTCGGCCAGCAACGCGGGGGGCAGCATGGCGTACAAGGCCTCCTGGCCATCCCGGATCATGGGCATGCTGCGCGCCTCCCGCACCCAACGCGGCTGGGTCTCGGGCGGTACCAGCCAGGAGGCGGACACATAGATCACGATCACCACCAGGGCGCCCCGGGCCAGGCCGAACAGGAACCCAAGCGAGCGATCCAGGCTGTTGAGCGCACTGTCCTGCACCCGGCGGGCGATCAGGGTGGTGATGATCGAGAACACCACCAGCGCCACCAGGAACAGCGCCACGGCGGCCGTCAGGTCGGCCGCCCACTCTATGGGAATGTAGGGCCGCACGTAGGGCTGCACGAGGGGCAGGCCGTAGACGGCCACCAGGATGGCGCCGATCCAGGCGCCAATGCCCATGACCTCGTGCACGAACCCGCGAAAGAACGCCAGGATCGCCGAGATCAGCAGGATCAGCAGCACGCCCATGTCCACGGGGTTGATCGGCCAGCTATCCATGCTCATCCGTCGTTTCCTCTCGCGCCCCCGTGCCGGCGTCGGCATCCGCCCGCGCGTCCGGCCCCAGCAGGCCGACCAAATCCTGCAGGTGACCGATCGCCCGCACCGCCGGCCCCGGCGTGGCCCGGGCCTCCGAGGTTCGGGACGAACCGGCCGAGGGTCCCCCGTCTCCGGTGCCTTGCCCGGGCCGGGCCTTCCCTCCGGGACGGCGACCGCCCCCCCGCTCCGGCGTGGTGGGCATCAACACCGACGAGAACCCCAGCTTGGCCGCCTCGCGAACACGCCCACCGGCCTGGGTCACGGGCCGCACCTCGCCAGACAGGCCGATCTCGCCAAACACCACCATGTCGGCGGGCACCGGGGTCCCGCTGGCCGCCGAGACCAGCGCGGCGGCGACGGCGAGGTCGGCGGCCGGCTCCTGAATCCGCAAACCACCTGCCACGTTGAGATAAACGTCATTGCCGCCCAAGGCAAGGCCACACCGGGCCTCCAGCACCGCCAGCACCATCGCCAGCCGGCTCCCGTCCCAACCGACCACGGCGCGACGCGGCGAGCCCCCGCCCGAGGGCGCCACCAGGGCCTGGATCTCCACCAGCAGCGGCCGGCTCCCCTCGATGCCGGCGAACACGCAAGCGCCGGAGACGTTGCCCCGCCGCTCGGCCAGGAACAGGGCCGAGGGATTGTCCACCTCCAGCAGGCCCCGGTCGCTCATCTCGAAAACGCCGATCTCGTCGGTGGCGCCGAAGCGGTTCTTGACCGCCCGCAGGATGCGGTACGGGTGGCCGCGCTCACCCTCGAAGTAGAGCACGGTATCCACCATGTGCTCCAGCACCCGGGGGCCGGCGAGCGTGCCCTCCTTGGTGACATGACCGACCAGGAACAGCGTGAAGCCGCGCCGCTTGGCCAGACGGATCAACTCGTGGGCGCAGGTGCGCACCTGGGCCACCGTGCCCGGCGCCGAATCGAGGGTATCGGCGTGCACCGTCTGGATCGAGTCGACGACCACCGCGGCCGGGGCCTCGGTTCCGTCCAGGCTGGCGGCGATGTCGCGCAGGCTGGTGGCGCTGGCCAGCAGCACCGGCGCCGCCTCAAGCCCCAAACGGGCCGCGCGCAACCGCACCTGATCAATGGCCTCCTCGCCGGAGATGTACAACACCGGCGGCGCCTCCTGCGTCGCCAGCGCGGCGGTCGCCTGCAACAGCAGGGTGGATTTGCCGATGCCCGGGTCTCCTCCCACCAGCAGCACCGATCCCGGTACCAGGCCGCCACCGCACACCCGATCCAGTTCACCGATCCCCGTGGAGCGCCGGGGCGGCGTCGCGCCCTCGCCCTTCAGGCCGACAAAGCCGATGCGCCGGCCGCCCTTGCCGGCCGTCACCCCCTTGGGCACGGCCTCCGGAGGGGCCTCCTCGACCAGGGTGTTCCACTCGCCGCACCCATCGCAGCGTCCGGCCCACTTGCGATGGACGGCGCCGCAGGACTGACACACAAAACGACTGCTGGGGGGTTTGGCCATGGGGGAGCCATACCGCGCCCGGGCCGCCCGCCGCAACCGCCCGATCATCCCGCTTGCGGCACCGGGTTCGGAGTCACAGGTCGCGGGTTGCCTCGGGATGGAAATCCTTCAGGTGCCTCGCACCTCCAGGATGAAGAGCATATCGGTGCGCCCCAGAAGCGGTACCGGCCCATCCGGAGACCGTCTGGCCGATCACGTTACCTCTTGCGCCGACCCCAGGTTTTCAGTATTACACGCCCCTCGCCGGACGACACACCGGTCCTGATCGCTGTTTGGCGTGACACCCGGTGTCGTTATTCTGGCAGGTAATGCAAGGCGCCCGTAGCTCAACTGGATAGAGCATCTGACTACGGATCAGAAGGTTAGGAGTTCGAATCTTCTCGGGCGCGCCAGTTTTCAAGGGGTTATGGGCCGGCGAACAGGATGTTAGACAGTCCCAAAAAGGGCGTTAGACACTCGCTGGTCCGTTCCCGTTTTTTTCGTTCCGCACATTTTGTTCCGACGTCGCCGCGTCAAGGCAGTCAATAGCCAGCCGTGCCGCACGACGCTGGGCACTATATTTCATCGCCATCTGCATGGTGGCATGTCCGGTGATTGCGGCGACCCCTTCCCAGTCCCCCAGTAGCTCGTACACCCTCGTAGCGGCCGTGTAGCGCAACCCGTGTGTCGTGACGTCGCTCACTTTGGCTGCCTTGTACGAGGCCGCCATGCGGTGCCGGAAGCGATCCACGGTAATGGTCCCGAGAATCCGGGACTCCCGGTCCGGCTCGCCACCGCTCCGCGTTTGGCGCCAAGCGTCCAGGGCCGCGGCCAAGTCGCGGCTCACCGGCAAGCCGAGATGAGCTCCGGTCTTCTGCTGGTGCACTCGCACGGCGCCCCCCTCGACATGCCCCCAGGTCGTGGCCAGCACATCGCCGCCCCGCTGCGCGGTGTTCAACGCCAGTTCGAACGCGATCCGCTCCCAGGACCCGAGCGGCCAGCGCGCTCGGAAAAGAGCCACTTCACTTTCTTCCCAGGGCCGATGGCCGTCACCGCTCTTGAACCGTCTCGGGCGCGCGGCCGGATTAACGGTCACTCCGAAGGTGCTGGACCGATCGACGGCGTAGCTGAACAACAGCCTCAGGATCTGCAGGATGTAGTTCGCCTTTCGGGGGGTATTTGCATACTTGTCGCGCAAGGCTAACACGAACTCGCGCGGCATGGTCTTGATCGGCAAGTGGCCGTGGTTCTGCTTCAACAGGTCCAGGTAGCCGGTGTAGTCCTTCCGCGTCTTCGGGGCTTTTGATTTGAAATCGGCCGACTCCCGGTAGTGATCGATCAGGTGGGCCAGGGTGCCGACGGCGGCCGGCCGGCGCTCGGTTCGGCCCTGATCCTCGAAGGTCTGGTGGATGCGCTGGTAAGCCGCGACAAACGCCGCGTCGCCCGGCACCACGGGCTTGCCGTCGACATCCGTGATCCGCACTCGCCGTTTGCCGCGCCGGTAGTAGGCGTAGACCTTCCCGCGCGAAGTGTAGACCTGGAGGTATGCGAGGGGGACAGGAGTCATGCTGCGCCCGCCTTCAAAGAATTCAGCCAGGCGTTACCGGTGGCCTCGTCGTGCACCCGACCGGCGGCGCGGTCCAGCCAGGCGTCCAGATCTTCCTTCAGCCAGACGCGCCGGCCGGCGGTCAGAGCGATGGGCTGGGGTGCGGTACTGCCCTGCTTGTTGACCTCTCCCCAGAACTTGCTGGGCGACAGCCCGACGTAGGCCGCGGCCAGTTCCAGCCCCATCGATCGGGGCCAGTCCGGCAGTTCGTGCGGAGCGAGGCGGCGGGCGGTCATGACCCCATCCCCTCCAACAGCGGCTGCACGGTGCCGTCCTGGTAAACGGTGTCCATCCAGGTGTCGGCGCGCGGTTCGTCGCCCGCCCACCCATTCGGCCATGTGCCTGCGTCGATCAGCGCGCGGATGCGGGCCGTTTCCTCCGTGTTCAGGATGTCGATTTCCGGACGGCCCCGGGGCCGCGCAAGGGTGTTCACGTCGCCCTGGATGTCCAGCACCATGTCCAGCGCCGCCCGGCGGGCCTCCAGGGTCAGCGGCCCCATGCGCTGGGGGTTCTTGGCGAGGGCGCCGGACTTCAGGCGCTCGGCGCCGGGCTTGCGCAGCCGCTGCCGCGGCTCGCGCAACCAGCGCCACAGGGGCCGCAGGCCCTTCAACGGCTTGAGATAGGCCCATTGCGGCTGGGCCAGGATGGCGTCGAGGGCCGTGTCCCGCTGCGCCAGCGGGCAGCCGACACAGCCGGTGCGGGCATTGATCTCCTCGGCCTCGTCGCCGCCGTAGGCGTCGGCCAGAGCCGCCGTCTCCCACCCGCCGTATTCCGGCATGGGCGCGTAGATGCGCAGCCAGTCCCACACCAGGCACACCCGCCAGTGCAGCAGCGGCGCCAGGGTGGCCACGCGCCCCCGGATGCCCCTGGCGTGGGGCAGGACCTGCTGATACCAACCCTGCCCGCATTCGGCGCCGTCGCGGCTGCACGACATTTCGATGCGCCGGTCGCGGATGGCGGACTCGCCCTGCCGCACGCCGGTGATCATCAGCACGGACCCGTCGAGGCCGGCCAGACGTTCGGCGATGGCCGCCGCCATCGGGTCCACCTTGATCTGGCGCGTGCACCAGCGCAGCGTGTTGTTGTTCGGCGGCGGCACGCCCCGCCCGAGCATGTACACGAGAAACCGCCGGTCGAGCGGCGCCCGCACCACCTGGACATCAATGCCGCGCGCGCGCAGCCGCGCCATGATCCCCTGGGCCGCGATGGCCAGCGGCGGCAGTTCCATGCGCGTGTCGGCGTAGAACACGGTCAGCGACCGGGGACGATCCAGCGTGCCGCTCTCCAGCAGGCTGACCAGCAGGCTCAGGGCGGCCGTTGAATCCTTGCCGCCCGACCATGCGACGCACCAGTGATCGTGCGCCGGACCGTAGGCCTGGAGCGACTGGACGGTCAGGTCCATGGCCTCGCCCACCGCCATGCGTGGCGAGGTGCTGAACAGGTCGGGGTGGCGGCGAGCAGCGGTCATGACGCCCTCCGCCTCTCCATCAATGCAGGGTTGGCCCCTCTTGGCCATGTCGAGAGACATGGACAGCGCCTCTGGATCGCCCATCACGTCCATGAAGTCCTCAAGCACGTTGTCGGCCGCATCCAAAAGTTCCGCCAACACGTCGTCGGCGATGTAGGTGCGGGCCTCCGGGAGCGGCTCGGCGTGCCACAGATAGCTGTGCGGGTGAATCCACACCCGATCCGGCAGGGTCTGGTTCGGCGTCATGGTCCCGATCCTCCGTCATCAGGCGGGTACCGGCGCATCGGCCGGCAACAGGCTCCGCAGCATGGTCAGCCAGTGATCGGCGGCCTGGTACCAGGGCTCGGGCCGCAGGATGGTGGTGTCCGGTGGCGGCAGTTCCTGGACCCAGTCCACCCCGCAGGGGACCAGCAGGTCGCGGCGCTCGGTGGCCAGCGCCACCATGTCCGCCTGATGCACGGCGCGCAGGGTCTCCGCCGAGGGCATCGGCACGCCGGCTGCGATCCACAACACCGCGTCCGTCGTGTCGGCGATCCGGTTCAGCCACGCCTGCACGTCGGCCGGGGCGCTGCGCTTCATGGGCGCGGGCCAATCCACGCCCATGAGTGCCTCGTGTGCATCGTGCAACAGGCCATACAGCCGCAGGTCCGGGGGCAGCAGGGCCGCCACATGGCAACAGTGCTGCGCCACGCTATAGGGTGCGGCCTGGGTGGCGCCGCCGAACCGGGCGATCTTGCCCAGGCCGTCGGCGATATCGCGCCAACACACGTCCTCGACGCGCGGCGCCAACGGCCACCAGCGCCGCCCGCTGGCCAGTTGCAACCACTCGCCAGCGCGGCGGGACGCAGAAAAAGACGAGAGGGCGAGGCAGGTCATACGGGCGCTCCGGAGGCGGTGCCGTCGCGGCTCAGATGGCGGAACCGCGACGGCAAGAGGGGCTAAAGGGACTCGGGTTCCTCGGGCATGCCGGCGTAGACGGGCACGCCGGTGTCCCCGGCGATGCGGGTGGCGGCGTCCTGGAAGGCGTCGTCGAACACCTCCTTCACCCGCTGCAGGTCGAACCACCAGCTCAGGCCCTCGCGGCTCTTGCGGTAGCGCAGGCGGGCGACCATCCGGTAGCGCGTGCCCTGGTCGAACACCGGGATGGCGAGGCAGAACAGCGAGGGGATGGTCAGCTTCTGGCCGGCGCCGTCGGTGTGCTCCTCTTCGAAGACGATGGAGCCCTCGCCGCTGTTGGTGTTGATGACCGCGCCGACCCGACTGGTCTCGTGAACCACCAGCCCCCGGGCCAGTTCCATCATGCGTTCCGGCCCGGCGAAGGTGCCGTCCAGCAGTCGCGCCAGCTCGTGTAAGCGCTTGTCGCTCTCGGTCTCCGGGACGGCGGTCAGATCGGGCGCCGGCAGGACGTCGAGGATGCGATCCTCGACAAAGGCCGCGAAAGAGCCCTGGCCCATCTTCTCGCCACTGGCCCGGCTCCACAGCTTCCACTCGCGCGACAGCGGGAACTCGTGAGTCGCACGCCACCCGCGCCAGTTCGGCGTGGCATCCATGCCGGTCGCGGTGCCGGTGCCGCTCATGTAGTCGTAGACCGCCACGGCGCGGGCCGGATCGCGGGAGATGAACACCGCCGTCTCGGTGGTGTCGTGAGCCTTGATGTGCTCGATCAGGCTGTCGAGGGTGATGTGCTCGCTGCGCCCGCTGATCCGCTCCGGCCGGGCGCGGTATTCGTCCAGCAACGGCTTCAAGCTCTCCAGGCGCTTGCCCTGGGGAACGACGGCGATCGGCTTGTCGGTGAGGTCCTCGGCCAGGATCTCCAGGCCGACATGGTTGACCATGAAATCGGCAAGGGCGGCGGTTTCAGTCTGGGTTTCGGTGGACATGAACAGGGCTCCTTAGACGGCCTTGGTTTCGGGCGGGGCGGTTTCCACGGTCTTGAACGGCAGAGCCTGCTGGCGCGGGTCGTTACGGGTCAGGCGGTTGTCCTCGGTGGCGAAGAAGGTGGTGCGACGGCGCGGCATCTTCGGCTTCTTGGTGGCGATGTCGGCCACCACATCGATGCCGCGCCCATCCAGCTTCAGCTTGAGCTTGATGGACATTTCCCCGGCGGCCTTGCCCCCGGTCTCCATGCCAACGTTGTGCAGCGTAGCAACCAGCTCGCGCAGGTCGTCGGTAAGCTCGTTGTGGATCTGCCCGTCCTCGACGTCGGCGAGGAACGTGTTGAAGGTGCGGTGGGCGGTGGTGGTGGGATCGCTCATGGCAGCTCTCCGGAGTGGTGGGGGTAGGGATCAGGCGGCCTCGGCGACCGCGTCGGCGAGCAACGCCCGCACGTCCTGGGCGGCACGGCGTAGCCAGTCGCGGCCCTCGGCGGTGGGCACCACCAGCACCGACCGGCGATCGGTGGGATCGGGCTGGCGCATCAACAGCCCCTGGTGACCCAGCCGGTCCAGCGCTCGGCACGTGGCTGGCTTGGACATGCCGAGGTCCCGCGCCAGGCTCCGCACCGTGTGGGGATGCCCTTGAGTGGTGATGGCGACCATCACCGCCAGGTGGCGCAGGCTGGCATCGGGGACCATGGTCCGTGTGGTCATGGGGCGGGCTCCTCAGTGCTTGGTGATCGGGGCGCCCTGCGGCTCGGACGCGGCGGCCCGGAGAGCACGGCCGATGACGCCCAGGTCGGGGGCTAGTTCCTCGGCCCACTCTGCGGCACAGGCGACAAGCTGCACCGCGTGGGGTGCGCAGCAGCAACGCCCTAGGGACTCGATGTGGCTTGCGTCCGGATCATCGATCACGAGCACGTAGCACGTGATCTCGCCGCGTGCGATCCGGTCTGCGAGCGCTTGCAGGCGCTGGGCTATCTCGTCCGGCGAAGAGGTCTCGGCGCGGCTCATGATCCCGGCTCCAGCGCCGGGACGATCCCGTAGGGCACGGGCAGGCCGGCGACATCGGGACCCAGGACCGCGTGCCCGAGGATCGCCCAAAGCCCGAGCACCAGGAACAGGGCGGCAAGAGCCGTGCCCTCGGCGACGATCACGCGCGCGGTCATCGGCCGGCCCTCTCGGCGGCGATTCCCAGTTCGTCGCGGTACATCGCCAACAGCGTGTCGTGCTCGGCGCGGGCGCAAGCGGTCATGCGCCGCAGGCGCAGGACGTCCCGAAACGTGTAGAGGTTGAATCCATCCTCGACGACGGCGGCCTCGGCCGCCGCCAGATCGGCGCGCACATGGGCGATCTCGACGTTCAGCCGGGCGATCCGCTCGGCGCCGTCGGCCTCGGCGATATCTCCGGCGCGGATGTCGCTCCGCAGGGCGCGGACCGCCGCCTGCAGGCCACTGCGCTCCCGGTGCAAGTGCTCGATGCGCTCCGCGTGATACGGGAGGGACGTGACGGTCATGGGTCAACCCTCCCCCTGCGGATCGGCGGCCTGGCAAAGGCGCACCGTGGTCTGGATCAACTCGAGGAACTGGCGGCGGTGGTCTGGCCCCAGGTCCTGCCATGCGCCCAAAAGGGCCAGGGCGTCGTCACTGGTGACGACGGCGCGGTCCCAAGTCCGGCAAAGGCTGGTCATCGGCGCGCCTGCCCCCGGCTCGGCGGTGGGGACCAGGGTGCAGCCGGGGATGCAGACGGCATCCGGGGCGGGTGCTTCGTCGGGCGGTTCGTCCACCGGCTCGGCATGAAGAGGCGGTCCCAAGCCATCACAGCGGGGGCAGTGACAGGGGCACGCGTCCGGCTCGTCGTCACAGACCTCGGACCACGTGTGGCCGCAGTCGGGGCAGGCGTATTCGACGCGCCACCAGCACGGCGGCGTCTCGACGATCACGTGCGCTCGCCGCGGCAGGCCCAAGACCTCATTGGCCGCATTGAAAGCCGCGCCGATCAGGGCGGCCCGGTGGCCGGAAAAGGTCGGCCAGTAAGAGGGCGCCGTCTCGATCAAATGGTTCAGCGCCCAATCCGGCGCGCAGATTTCCATGACGATGGCGTCGATGACTGCCTTCGTGCAGCCGGTCGCCCGGCGCGCGGCGTCGTAAGCGGCGTCGTAGCCGGCCTCGGTCAGACGGACGCCCTCACCCGGGATGAGGGCGAAAAGGGCCGGGGCGGACGCGGCAGGATCAGGCAGGGCACTAGCGGCGCCGGAGGAACGGCAAGCGGACATGGCGGGGACTCCCATCGGGGGCCTGGGTGATGGAGAGATTTTGCACATATCGGTAAATTTTGGCAAGCAAAAATTTACCGATATGTGCAAATATTGCTGCCGAGGAGGGATGCCCGCTCACCTGTAGGGGTTGACCTAGCTCGATCTGGATGAATAGTATGAAGCGCCTGCTACCCGTAGTAATAGGGCAGGCCGTGGGGTTCCCGCCCCACGACCCGCGATGCACCCACATCGCACAGCGCTGGATCGTCATCCTTTGCCGCACCCCATGCCCGTACAGGCATGCATGGGGTAGCAAGTTGTGTACCGTGGGGGCACCAATGAAAGCCGAAGTGCGGCTGAATCGCGGACGTGAGACTCAAGTCATATATCCTGCGCAAGGCACACACATCGTAGGGCAGCATTGTTTGTCCTGGGCCTGAGACGTTCAACGTCCCATGTTCACCTTGTGTTCTTTTGCGGAGGAAAGAATGGCCCTGTCTTCAGACGAAGAACGTCGAGTTAGGGATATCATTTCTCGCCTTCCCAAGTCTCGTCGGGCGGAGGCAGTTGCTGCGGCGGAGGCTCTAGCAGAGCGGTTATGTGCGCCTCAAGGCCATCCAGGAACGCCGCGCGGCGTGACGGAGGCACAGACTCCAAGATCCGCATGAGTCGCCTAGCGTCATCTCTCTCACTTTGACTGTCATTAACGAGATCCACGAGGGGAAGGCCGGCCTTGTGGCTGATTTCCCTGAGTTTATCGATGCCCAGATTGCGGCTCATCGGGTCCCGGAAAAATTGGTAAAGCCCGGAGGGAGATATCCCGTATGCCTTGCACCACGCGTGCAGTGACTTGTAGGGCGACTCATCAATCGCCCGCCGTATTCTGTCGCGCAGCCTGAAGCGACGCGCTTTTTCATCTCCGTTGACCATAACCACATCATGCGCCGACTTGTGCAAATCGCACCTGTCGAGTTGCGCTAATTTTTGCTTGCCAAAATTTACCGATATGTGCAAAATCTCGGTCAAAGGAGGCGCCCACCATGAGCGACGATGATGACTTGTTGCGTGAATTCCGCTCCATCATGGATGCCCACGGCCTTTCGCGCCGTCGCGTGGCGCTGGTCTGTGGCCTCAAATATAGCGCCCTTCGGTTCATCCACGACCGGTCGTGGCGCCCACAGAACAAGACCCGTATCGCATTGGCGACTGCGTTGCCGTGCCTCCGAAGACACGTCGATCGCGCCGATTCCCATCTTACCCCTTCGGAGCCGGAGACCGCGTAGACATGGCCAATATGAACCTGACCCTTCGGGCCATGACTGCTCGCTTGGCCGACGCCGAGGCGACGGCCAACGTGGTGTTCCCGCGTCCGGATCCGAAGGTCCAGCGCGAGGCAACGGTGTGCCCCATCACGGGGTTCGCGATCCCCGTGGACCCACTGCGCTATCGCCGACGGGCCACGCCGCTGCTGGACGTGCTGGGTCGGTGGGAGTGGTGCGCCCGCGCACTGATCGGCCTTGCCGCCATGCGGGCGTTGAGACGCGCTGGTCTGGTGGTCGTGCCTCGGGCGTTGTTGGTGGCTTGCCTGCGCGAGATGGACCCGGAAACGGCTGCGTTGATGGCAGCCGATGACCGGGACACGGCCTTTTCCGATCAACCAGAGGACCAATCCGAAAGCGAGTCTGGTTCCTGCCCCTGCCAAACGGCGGAGTCGTCCCAGGGCGAGTGCGTTGTGCAGCGCGACGCCACGGCGTCGGCCGCCGCCTCGGGCGATGGATAGGTGCCCAGGTCCTCGTTGCCGACGCCAAGAACGAACACCCGTCCTCGGCGCCGGATCCAGAAGGTCCCGACCGGGGTTCGGAACGTCCACATGACACAGCCCTTTCAGTGCGGATCGCGGGATGCACCAGTTTAGGAGTCGATCCATGTCCGTCCACCCTTTGCACCATGAGGCCGCCTGACATGCCCCCGATGATCTTGCTGGTCCCCGACATCCCGGTTCTCTCCGTCCCGCACGCCCTCCGTCGCCTTGTCCACACCCTGGCGCTGCGCTGGTACGACGGGCGCGGCCAACGCTTGGAACGCCGTGCCGAGGCCCTGCAACGACGGGCGGACGCCGTCTACGCGCGAGGCGGTCGCCACTGGCAGGCCCTAAACCCTGATACCTGACACCCGCACTGTGCCCGGTCCAGGCACGCCACGACAGGGGGAGGATCGCCCATGCATGGGATGACGTTGGCACCGTCAGGCGGTTCGCCGCTCTCCGGAGGTGACGTGACCGAGGCCATCGACGCCGTCCGCGCGCGCTTCCTGAACTGGGTCCGTCGCTGTCCAGCAAAGGCCCTGGCGCGGATCCTCGGGGTCCCGGTCAAGACCGTCGACCGCTGGCGCGAAGGCGTCATGCCGTCGCCCGACAGCCTGGCGCTAATTGCCGCGCACATGGGCGAGAACTGGCTGACCTGGTTGTTTGGCCCGGTGCTCGACGAAGGCACGCTGGACGCGCAACTCGCCGTCGTGGCGCTGCGCATCGAGGAAATCCGCAGGGACATCAGGGAGAGCGATCATGTGCGGAGCGCTGGCGCTGCTGGCCAACCGGATCTGGGCGCCGCTGGGCCGGGCGCTAGCGCGGCGGATGGCCGCCCGGCACCTGCGGGCGGCAGAACGGCACGTAGACCAGGCCACCTGGTGGCGGGGTCGATGTTGATCGGCCTGGTCGTCGGCATGGGGGCGATGCAGGTCGTCGGCGATGCCGACGACGTCCTGCTGCGTGCCGGGAGCCAACCCAAGGTCATGCGGACCATGGGGGTGCGTGATGTGTGACTACCTCTTTCTGATCCGAAAAGGTCTGATCATCCCCGTTGGAGATGGACTTTTCAGTGCCACCCAAACTTACACGCTCGGAGACCAAGAAGCCTGATCACTTGAGGCCGGCGGCGCGGGCCGCCCGTTCCGCAAGGGCGGGCAGGCTCCCCCGGCGCCCGGCACCGCCCGCGCCGCCGCCCCACCCCACACTCCCAGGCCCAGGAGCCCGACGGACATGCCCGTCTCCCTCGTCACCGCCGACCAGCGCGCCTCCAGCGCCTACGACACCACATCGCTGGCCATCTTCGGCCCCGCCGGGGTGGGCAAGACCACCCTGGCCAGCACGCTGCCGGGCGAACGGTCCCTGGTGATCGACCTGGAGGCCGGCATGAAGCCGCTGCGCCACTGGTCCGGCGTCAGCCTGCCGGTGCGCGCCTACACCGACTTCCGGGACCTCGCCATCCTGATCGGCGGAGCCGATCCGGCCAAGCCGGACACCGAGGCCTATTCCGCCGGACATCACGCCCACATCGTGCAGACCTACCGCGATGCGGGCCTTAACGACGTGCTGGCCGCGCTGGCAGAACGTTCAATCATCTTCGTGGATTCCATCACCGACCTGACGCGACAGGCCATGGTCTGGGCCAAGCAGCAGCCGGAGGCCTTTTCCGCGCGCACCGGACAGCCGGACGTGCGCGGCGCCTACGGTCTGCTGGGCCGCGAGGTCATCACCGCCCTGAAGCACCTGCAGCACGCCCGGGGCCGCACGGTCATCTTCGTCGGCGTGCTGGAGAAGGTGACCGACGACTACGGCACGGTGCACTGGCAACCACAGACCGAGGGCTCGAAGGTCATGCGCGAACTGCCGGGCATCGTCGACCAGGTCATCAGCATGCACCACTTCCGGCCGGACACCGACGGCACCGGCTGGGTGCTGGACGAACAGGCGGACGGCCGCCGGCTCGTCTGCCGCGCGGGCAACCGCTACGGCCTGCCGGCCAAGGACCGTTCCGGTCAGCTGGACGAGACCGAGGCGCCAGACCTTGGCGCGCTGCTGACCCGCATCAATCAGGACGGCCCGTCGCCGTCTTCCACCACGTCCTGGAGCGCCTGACATGCTCGATCTCAACGACGCCGGCCCGCAGATGGCGCCGGCCAGTGACCTGATCCCCGATGGCACCTTCGCCAAGGTGAAGCTGACCCTGCGCCCGGGGGGTGTGGACGGCCCAACGCCCGATGACCGGGGTCTGCTGAAACCGTCGCAGAACAGCGACGTGAAGATGCTGGACTGCGAGTTCACCGTAGTCGGGGGCCGTTTCGACCGGCGCAAGTTCTGGCAGCTGCTGACCGTGGCCGGCGGCAAGGCCGATGCGAACGGCCAGTCGATCGGCTGGAACATCACCAAGTCCACCATCCGGGCCATGGTGGAGTCCGCCCTGGGGATCAACCCCAAGGACGACGGTGCCGAAGCCAAGCAGAAGCGCACCCTGCCCAGCCTGAAGGCGTTGGACGGAATCGCGTTCTACGCCTGGATCATGGTCGAGCCGGCCTCCAGCGCCCAGTACAAGGACCAGAATAAACTGGCCAACGTGGTTGTGCCCGGCGATCCCGAGTACGACCCGTTGACGCGCGGGGAAGAGGTGGAACCGCGCCCCGTGGACGCCAAGCCGCGCACGCCGAAGGGCGGGACCCAGCCGCAGGGCGGAGCGTGGGGCAACACCGCCGTCCCCAGCGCTCACAACTCCGCGCCTCCCGCTTGGCAGCAGACCGGGGGGCAAACAAGCGGTCAGCAGGCCGCCCAGGGTGGCGGCGCCAAGCCGAATTGGTTGTGACCGAGGACGAGAAACAGGCCGCCATCACCCGGGCCGGGGCATACGCCATCGCCGACTGGCTGGAGACGCGGGGTGCCCTGGGACGTCCCATCCGCTCCCTCACCATGGGCGAATTGGAGCGCATGGCCGGAGCCGCCATCTCCGCCGGCATCCTGGCCCGGGCCGAGGTGGCCTGGCGGATCGGCGACGACGCCGAGATGGCCCGCCTGCTGGTGGGATGACGCGGGCGCCCTGTGCCGTGTGCGGTCGTCAGACCCGCGGCTTCGGGCTCCGGCCGCTCCGGCCGGCGGCGCCATGGCATCACTTCTGTTCGATGCGCTGCCTGGATCGGGGTAGCGCCATGGCGACGAAAGGGCTCGGCATGATCGACAAGTCCAAAATGGAAGCCCAGGCGATCAAGGATGCCCGCCGCCCCTTCGCCGAGGTGCTGACCGAGCTCAACCTGATGGCGCCGTTCGCCGACCGCACTCCGGCGGAGATCGACCACCTGATCGAGGCCTGCGTCACCGGCTTTCAGGAGTCCATGCAGCGGCAGTCCCTCGAGGACGAAATCCCGTTCTGAGGCGCCCGGCATGATCGACCTCAACCATGGCTCCGGTGCCACCTGCGACACCGACCCGCGCCGCTTCAACATCGTGAGCGACCAGGTCAACGGTGCCGTCGACCTCATGCTGACACAGCGCCAGCGCGCCCAGGTGCCGCGCACGTACATCGGCGCGTCGAGTATCGGACGGACCTGTCTGCGCCAGATCCAGTACGACTACATGGCCGTGCCGAAGGACGAGGGCCGTGACTTCGAGCCGCGCACGCTCCGCATCTTCGAGGCCGGACACAAGGGCGAGGACATCGTCGCCGCGTGGCTGAAGGACGCGGGCTTCGACCTGCGCACCCACGGCGCCGACGGCCGGCAGTACGGCTACGTCCAGTTGGGCGGCCGCTTCAAGGGTCACATCGACGGCGTGGTCCTGCGCGCGCCCATCTCCATGGCCGTGCCCGCCCTGTGGGAAAACAAGGTACTGGGAAGCGCGTCCTGGCAGGCGACGGTGAAGAAAGGCGTGGTGCGCAGCAAGCCGATCTATGCCGCCCAGATGGCGATCTATCAGGCGTACATGGACCTGCCCAATCCGGCCCTGTTCACCGCCCTGAACCGAGACACCTGGGAGTTGTACGCCGAACTGGTGCCGGCCGACCCGCCCCTGGCGCAGCAGATGAGCGACCGCGCCGTCCACATCGTGCGCGCCTGCGATCACCAGGAGGTCCTGCCCCGAGCCGCCGGTGATCGCCGCGCCAAGGTGTGCGCCGGCGGTCACGACGACGACCACTGGCATCCGCCGTGCGCCTGGCAGGACCGCTGCTGGAGCCGCCCGTCATGAGCACCTGGCCATTCGATCCCCTGCGCCCACTGACCTACCGCTGCATCGTCGCCGATCCGCCGTGGCGTTTCGCCCTCTACAGCGAGCGCACGGGAGCGGCAAGGAGCCCGCAGGCGCACTACACCTGCATGGACCTGAACGCCATCAAGGCCCTGCCCGTGGGCCAGCTGGCGGCCGGGGACTGCCTGCTGTGCCTGTGGGCGACGGCGCCGATGCTGCCGCAGGCGCTCGAGGTCATGGCCGCCTGGGGGTTCACGTTCAAGACGATGGGGGTGTGGGCCAAGCAGTCGAAGCGGGGCGACAAGCAGGCTTTCGGCACCGGTTACATCCTGCGCAGCGCGGCCGAGCCGTACCTGATCGGCACCGTGGGGCGCGTCCGCGTCCTGTCACACAGCGTGCGCAACTGCATCCAGGCGCCGATCCGGGAACACTCCCGCAAGCCGGCGGAAATCTACCGGGACCTGGAGGCCCTGACCGATGGCACCCGCGCCGACCTGTTCAGCCGCGAAAGCCGGCCGGGCTGGGACAGCTGGGGGCAGCAGGCCGGCTTGTTCGATGCGATCGGGGGCGTGGCATGACAATCACCCCCAGCGACAGCCAAGCAGCCGCGATCCGCCAGATCAAGGCGTGGTTCGAACACCGCACCGACGAACAGCAGGTGTTCCGCCTGTTCGGCTACGCCGGCACCGGCAAGTCGACGGTGTTGAAGTTCGCGCTCGATGACCTGGGGCTTGATGCCGACGACGCCGAGGACGTCGTCACGGCCACCTTCACCGGCAAGGCCGCCATGGTGCTGCGCCGGAAGGGCACGCCGGCACAAACCATCCACAGCCTGATCTACTCCGTTCAGGAAGCGCCGGAAGAAGAGATCGCCGAGGCCGAGAAGGAGCTGGCGCAGATGGAGCGGGAGGTCCTGGCGCTGGTTGGCTGGGCGCGCACGGAGGCGCAGTCGCAGTGCGAGGCCCGCCGGCAGGCCATCAAGGAATTGCGCCGCCCGCAGTTTCGGCTGAACCCAGACTCCGCCGCCGCGCACGCCAAGCTGATCGTGCTCGACGAAGTCTCCATGGTGGGCGGGGACATGGCCAAGGACCTGCTGTCCTACGAACGGCCCATCCTGGTGCTGGGCGATCCCGGTCAGCTTCCGCCGATCAAGGGCGAAGGCGCGTTCGTCGACGCCACGCCCGACGTCATGCTGACCGAGGTGCACCGGCAGGCGGCCGAAAGCGCGGTGATCCGGCTCGCCACTTGGGCCCGCCAGGGCCGGCCGATTCCCATGGGCCTGCACGATCCCTTGGTCGCCAAGATGCGTTTCGGCGACCTGTCGCCGGAGATGTGCCTGAATGCGGACCAAGTCATCTGCGGCCGCAACGACACCCGCATCATGCTGAACAACGGCATCCGCCGGGTCGCGGGTCACACCAGCCTGCTGCCGGACCCGGGCGAGAAGATCATCTGCCTGAAGAACAGCAAGGACATGGGCGTGGTCAACGGCATGTTCCTCGAGCTGGACGAAGCGATCGACGACGCCGAGCTGATCTTCAAGGCCCGCCTGATCACCGAGGACGGCGCCGTCGTCGGCACGCCCAACAGGGACGGCGAGGCATGGGTGCCCGTCTACAAGGGCCCGTTCCTCGACCACGTCCAGATGGACAAGGACCGCAACGGCCGCGACTGGAAGCTGCTGCGCAAGGTCAAGCCGCTGGAGATGGTCTTCGGCTACGCCATCACCTGCCATAAGGCGCAGGGCTCCGGCTGGCGCAACGTCATCGTCTGGGATGACGGCCTTGGCCGGTCCGACGCCGACCGCCGGCGCTGGCTGTACACCGCCATCACGCGCGCCGAGGAAGGGCTGGTGCTGCTGTCATGACCATCGACCTGAATGACACGGCACCGCCCCCGCCTGCCCGCGTCAACCTGCGTGAGGTGAAGGACCGCTTGCAGGCGTCGGCCCACGACTGGGTGCCGATGCTGTTCCCGGCTGGCCGGTTGACCCCGGACCGGCGCGCCCTGCGGCTTGCCAACCTGGGCGGCGATGCACCGCGCGGTCACGGGTCGGCGGAAATCGGGCTGGCCGGGCGCTGGGCCGGGTACGGCCGCGATTGGGCCACAGACGATCGTGCTGACCCTATCGAGCTCATCGGCTGGGCGACGGGCCTTTGCAACGGTGACCTGTACACCGAAGCCGCGCGGGTGGCCGGGCTGACGCCGGACGCGCCCAAACCACGCAAGGCCGCGCCACCGCCGCCACCGGCCCGCGACAAGACGGCCGACGCCCGGCGCGTAGTCGAGAGCTGCCAGCCGCTCGGCGGCACCTTGGCCGAGGCCTACCTGAAGGCACGCGGGCTGACTGATCCCGGGGCGCCCGACCTGCTGTTCACGCCCGACATGACCGACATGGCCAGCCGCACCGGCTGGCCGGGCATGGTCGGCGTGATCCGCGATGGCGACGGACAGCCGACCGGCGGCATCCATCGGACCTTCCTGCGGCCCGACGGTGCCGGCAAGGCGTCGCCGGGAAAGAAGATGCTGGGCCCGGCCGGCGGCGGGCACGTCCGCCTGTTTCCGGTTCCCGAGGATGGCCACCTTGGCATCGCCGAAGGCATCGAGACCGCCCTGTCCGCGCACCGGCTGTTCGGCCTCCCCACCTGGGCGGGCCTGTCGGCGGAGGGTGTGCGGCGGTTCCAGTGGCCCGGCGGGGTGACGCGCCTCACCATCTTTGCCGACGCCGGTGAGGCAGGACAGAAGGCGGCGGCCGACCTTGCCGCGCGGCTGAACGATGCCGGGATCGGCCACACCATCGTCTCGCCGCTGCACGGCGACGACTTCAACGACGATCTGCGCCACGGTGCCACGGCGGACGACTACGCACCGAAGACGTCCGATGCGGCCGGACCGTCGGTGCAGGTGGACGACGGCACCACCCTGACCGCCGAGGCGGCGGCCCTGACCAAGGGCGATTTCCCCGGCGCCATCTCCATCGTCGACCGCATGGTGCGCGCCCGGCTGGAAGGCCTGGAAGAGGAAGGCATCCTGACCGCGCTCAAGGGCGCGACGGGCCTGTCCATGGGCGGGTTGCGCCGGCAGGTCACCACCATGCGCCGTCGGTTCAACGCCTCCGCCGGCGAGACCACGGCGCGCATCAACAGCACCTGGGCGCATCGCCTCCGCGTCGACGCCACCGGCCTGCCTGAGCGCAACGAGGCCAACGTCATGGTCGCGCTGGAGCACGATCCTGCGTTCGGCGGGGCCCTGTTCTTCGATGCCTTCGCCGAGAAGATCCTGGTCCACAGGTCGCTGCCGTGGTCCGGGCATGACGAAGAGTTCCCCCGGCAGTGGGCCGACGCCGACGACATCCACATGGCCGTCTGGCTGCAGCGGCGGGATATCAACGTGACGCCGATCGTCACCGCCCGCGCTGTCAACGCTTACGCTCGCGGCCGCGCCGTGCACCCCGTGCGCGACTACCTCGACAGCCTGGCCTGGGACGGCACGCCGCGCCTGGACAACTGGCTGTCCACCTATGTCGGAGCCCAGGATACCCGCCTGACCCGCGCGTTCGCCGCACGCTGGATGATCTCCGCCGTGGCCCGCATTCGGCGGCCCGGCTGCAAGGCCGACCACATGTTGGTGCTGGAGGGCCCGCAGGGCCTGAAGAAGTCGACCGCCTTCAAGACGCTGTGCGGCGCTGCGTGGTTCACCGACGAACTGGCCGAGGTAGGGTCGAAGGACGCCGCGATCCAGATGCAGGGCGCGTGGGTGGTCGAGATGGCCGAACTGGACGCCATGTCCAAGGCCGAGACCGGCCGCATCAAGGCGTTCCTGACCCGCACCACCGACCGCTACCGACCGCCCTACGGACGGCACACCGTCGAGGTCCCCCGCCAGGCGGTCCTGTGCGGCACCGTGAACCACGAGACGTGGTTGAAAGACGAGACCGGCGGCCGGCGCTTCTGGCCAGTCAAAGCCGGCGTGACCGGCCCGATCGACCTCGACAGCCTCGCGCAGGACCGCGACCAGCTGTGGGCCGAGGCCGCCGCCCGCTTCGCCGCCGGCGAACCCTGGTGGCTGGACGAGCAGGACCTGGTCACCGATGCCTGCGCCGCCCAGGAAGCGAAGCGCGTCACGGACGCCTGGGAAGAGAAGATCGACCGCTGGCTGACCCATAAAGTTGAACGGGTCCAGGTCGCCTACGAGCAGTGGGAGACCCAGGAAGTGCCGCGTGCCCAGCCGCTGACGGACGTGTCCGTAGGCGAAATCTTACAAGGAGCGCTGGGCATCGAGCCGGGTCGGTGGGGCAAACCCGAACAGATGCGCGTGGGGTCTTACTTCACGGCGCGGGGCTGGACTCGGTATCAGCAGCGGGTTCTTGGGGGGCCGCGCGAGTGGCGGTACCGGCACCCGGGATAACCAAACAGCCACTCAAGCCAGCCGCTCATTTCTTTCGCGGAAATATAGGATTCGACATAGCGAAATCCGTCATAATAGGTGGAAGACTGGCCCTTTGCGTTTCTATTAATTTTTCTTCCCACCTCCGACGCAATGTCATAAGATAACAATATATTCTTGGGTTTTTTTCTCTCCTTTGTTCTATAAAATTTCTAAATATCTTAACGTGTTGAATCAACGTGCTTGCCACCATATCAAAGCAAACTTCATCGCTTGCGACATCGGATTCTATTGCTAGAGCCATGCTCTCCCAATGAGCCAGCAATGTAAGAATTGAGACGTGTAGTTTTGGGTGACTTTCCATCTTCTTTTCAATCTCACCCATTGGAATAGCTTCTTTAATAGAAAACATTGAACCAAACACTTCCTCTACCTGCATTCTAGCATCACGTAGATGTTCGTTAGAGTAAAGGGAGTAGTTCAAGGCTTTATTTCTAATAGTCAAGTTATAATTCGCGCGCATTTGCTGCCTGATCATGCGAGCAGACACTAATACGCTCGTTAGAATTGCGATCGGGCCAAGAAGTCGCAAGATCAGGTCAAGAAAGTCCACAGGGGCCTCCTTTCCTCGTGTGAGAGCAGTATGCTGCCAAGGATCACCATGTTCCGCACCTTAAAGTGAGTGGGCATGATAGGCGCTTCCTTGCGCGTGCCTCAACCTGCCTGTCCTCAAAGGGCTGGTATTGTCACCACCACCGTTTTTGAAGTGATGACAGCCTAGCAGACAGCTGCATATGACGATGAGGTGGTGACAACCACAGCTGGATCACCGCGGCCGAGGCGCGTTTGTCACCACCTGTCACCACTTCGCGCACGAGGTGGTGACAGAAGTGATGACAGAATTTCTTTTGCAATATCAAGGCTGTCACCACTGTCACCACTGTCACCACTGAAATGGTGAAAACTGGTGGGCGATGAAAAAATACGGCGGATCGGTAGAGCTTTCATGGGCGTCGATTACCTGAAGTAGGCGTGTGTTTTTCCATCCACAAATGATGGGGACCAAGTGGTGACAGTGGTGACAGTGGTGACAGGCCGTTCCGGCACGACTCGCGCTTGACCCGCGACTCGGGTGACGGCACACTCGTTCCCGCCAAAGCCAGGGGCCCGTCTCACAGCAGCGAGCCCCGATATGTCCGACACCTTTCTGGCCCTCGACCTGGGCACCAAGACCGGCTGGGCTGTTTCCGCCCATGGCCGTGTCGCCGCTAGCGGCACCCAACCGTTCAACACCGGCCGCTTCGACGGTGGCGGCATGCGTTATCTGCGTTTCCGTCACTGGCTGGACGAGGTGCTCGTCCGCGTCGGTGGAGAACTGGCGGCTGTCCACTTCGAGGAAGTCCGGCGCCACGCCGCGACCGACGCCGCCCATGTCTATGGTGGCCTGCTGGCCACCCTGACCGCTTGGTGCGAGGAACGGCGCATCCCTTATCAGGGTGTGCCTGTGGGCACCTGGAAGCGCCATATCGTCGGCAAGGGCAACGCCTCCAAGGATAAAGTAAAGGCCGAGGTTGACCGGCGCGGGTTTGCCCCCTCGGACGACAACGAGGCCGATGCCATCGCCATTGCCCTCTGGGTCGCCGAGACCGACGGGGGTGCGCGATGAGCCGTGAGATCACGTCCCAGGATGTCACCGCCATGATGGCCGCCGGGGCATCGCTGGCCCGCGATCATGGGATGTCTGATCCATGCCCAGAGACAATCGCCTGGGAACTGTTGATCGAGGCGGCCGACACGCTTAAGTGTCTGCCGGATCGGGAACGGGGCTGGTTGGCGTCTTGTGACCGGTCGGCATGGCCGCCGGTGCTGATCGAACAGGCAGAGCGATGGGCTGCGGCTGTGGCGCGGGGTGGGTGGGATGCCATGACCGTGCGACCCGGCCCCCCGTCGGCGGCAGCGATCGAACGCATGGACACCCTGTTTCGCCTGACCGTCGGCTTTCCGCGTCCGCTCGATCTGCGTCGGGCTTTCTTGTTGGCATCGGGTGTGCCCGCGCATCTGATTGCCCGCCACACAAAGTGCAGCCGGCGCACCGTTTTCAACGCTCGGGATCGCTCCGTTGCTGTGTTGGCCGAGCGATTGGACAACATGTCGAAAAATTTAGCCGCTTGACACAAAATAGCTTGCACTCCTTGCACTCGATAAGGCATGGTTTCTTACTAGAATAGCAGCAGTGTGCGACCCCGCCGGCCCCCGCCGTGCGGGGTTTTTCACGTCCGGATCAGGAGAGCACTATGACCGTCCCTGCGAGGGAAGCCACCAGGCAAGCGATCGCAGCGCAAGCGTTGCTAACCGCCGAGATGGAGAGGTTCAACGCTCATGCCGCTGTCGGGGATGGTGAGGGCGCCGACAGTGCCCGGCAGGCCGCCCACGAGCATCTCGACCGCCTGCTGGATGTCCGGGCCGGGATCATCGTCCACGTGCTCGCGGGTGGGTGGTAGAGACCTAGCAAGCAGCGTGCCAGACGGGGCCCCTGAGGGGGCATACGTCGCGGGTCGGCACATCCAGTCGCGTTGTGTCCGCAGCTATAGGGTCCGAAATCCAGTTAACTGCGGCTTAACTGCGGCAAGGGCGCCACGATGGATCTGGTGACCAAGGCCGAATTTGCCCGCCGACACGGGGTGTCCAAGCCCGCCGTTCAGAAGTGGCAGGCCCAAGGCTACCTCATCATGAGCGACGGAAAAGTCGACGTCGCGGCGACTGACGCCAAACTGCGGGACGCTCGTAAGGGGCGCTTCAGGAGCGCGGCCTCCCAAGTAAATCCGGGTGTGAACAGGGCCGTTGACGCCTCGACGCCGAGTGTCGAGGACGCAGCCGCCACGATCGCGGCCTTCCTGCAGCGGCTCCTGGATGGGGAGTACGAGACCGAGGCGGAGGCTGATCGGGTCAAGGCGAACGCTCTGGCGGGCCTGCGAGCCTTGGAGTTTCAGGAAAAGGCGGGGTCGCTGGTGAACCTGGAGATGGCCGAGCGGACCCTGATCGACACATCGCGGGCCGCGCGGGACGCCTGGCTCAACTGGCCGTCGCGGGTAGGGCCCTTGGCCGCGGCTGAATTGGGGGTTGAGGCCGATAAGGCAACCGAGGTCCTGACGGCCCATGTCCACAAGCACCTCGAAGACCTGGCAAAAACAGGGGCAGACGCAGAAGGCCAAAGCTGAACGACTGCGCCAAGCGGCGTGGCGCGGCTGGGCCCCGCCGGCTCGGATCAGCGTGCCGACCTGGGCGGACGAATACCGACGACTGGCGAAGGAAGCCGGCAACCTGTCGGGCCGCTGGCACACCGACACGGTGGAGGTCGCACGCGGGCCGATGCTGGCCGTGACGGAACCTGGGGTGCATGTCATCACGACGATGTGCTGCACCCAGCTCATGAAGACGGCGCTGATCGAGAACATCTTCGGCTTCTTCGCGCACCTGGACCCGGCGCCGATGCTGCTGGTCCAGCCCAAGGAGGATGCGGCCCAAGCGTTCAGCAAGGAACGCATCGACAAGATGGTGAAGGCGACGCCGGCCCTGAGCGGGCTGGTGGGGACGGGCAAGAGCCGATCTTCGGACGACACGCTGCTGTACAAGGCATTCCCGGGCGGTTTCCTGTCCCTGGTCGGCGCGGGGAGCCCGGACAACCTCGCCCGGCGGCCGGTGCGGATCACGCTGTTCGACGAGGTGGACAAGTACCCCGTCACCAAGGAGGGGGACCCGATCGCGCTCGGGGAAGAGCGCACCGCGACATTCGGCGCCAACTGGCTGTCGGTCCGGGCCTGCTCGCCGACGGTCGAGGACGAGAGCCGTATTGCCCGGAGCTACGCCGCCAGCGACCAACGCCGGGCCTCGGTGGCTTGCCCACACTGCGGGCACAGGCAGTTCCTGGACTTCTTCAAGCACGTCGAGTGGGAGAAGGACGAGTCTGGGAACCATCAGCCGAAGACGGCGCGGATCTACTGCGAGTCCTGCGGCTGCGAGTGGTCGGAAGGCGACCGCCTGCACGCTCTGCAAACGACGCGCTGGCACCAGACGCGGCCGTTCGAGTGTTGTGGTCGACGGCACAGCCCATTGGACGATTACGCCCGGGCATGGCGCGACGGTGCTGCCGACCCGGTTGGCGCGGTCTGGGCCTGGTGGGAAGGCGACCGGTGGGCCGTCCATCGGGCGCGGTGTCCAGACTGTGGCGCTTGGACCGTAGACAACGAGCACGCCGGGTTCCAGGCCAGCAAGTTGTATTCGCCATGGTCAAAGGACCGGCCGCAGGACATTGCCAAGAAGTGGCTCGACGCCCAGGGCGACGACGACGCCAAGCAGACGTGGTGGAACACGCAGCTCGGGCTGCCCTACCGGCCCCGGGTCGGGCGCGACATCAAACCTCATGCGCTGATGGAGCGACGCGAGGTCTGGCCCGGCGAGGTGCCAGCCGGGGTGGCGCTGCTGACGTCAGGTGTGGACACGCAGCCCGACCGGCTGGAGGTGGAAACGGTCGGCTGGGGGCGCAGCGAGGAATCGTGGTCGGTCGAGTTCCACGTCATTGAGGGCGACCCGAACCAGCCGGAGGTGTGGCAGCGGCTCGACGAGTATCTGCTACGCCCACGGCTCCGGGCCGATGGCCGCCCGTTCACGATTGCGGCGTGCTGCATCGACACGGGCGGCTGGAACACCCAGGCCGTCTACAATTTCTGCCGCGGGAAGCTGCCCCGTCGAATTTGGGCGATCAAGGGCGCCTCGGAGACCAGCGGCCAGCGGGCCCCGGTGTGGCCGACGGCGCGGACGTCGAAGAAGCGCAGCAAGGATTACCGGCCCGTCATCATCGGGACGAACGCCGCCAAGGACCGGATCTCGGACTGCCTGGCGATCGAGACGCCCGGACCTGGATACATGCACTTCCCGGCCGAAAGGGACGCTGGCTACTTCACGCAGCTGACCAGCGAGCGGCTGGCACTGCGGAAGCGCAACGGCCGGACGTACCGGATCTGGGAGCCGAAAAAGGGCATGGCGCACGAGGCGCTGGATTGCCGGGTGTACGCCTATGCCGCGCTCTGGGGGTTGATTGTGACCGACCGGAAGGACCTGGACCGCGAGGCGCTGAAGGTCGGCGCGATTGACGATGTGCAGGTGGTGCGCATCGGCACGCCGGAAGCCCAACGCCTGGAGGCTGAGAAAGAACCGGTGATCGAGGCCAAGCCGGTTGAGAAGCCGAAGCGCAAGCCGCGTCGCGTGGCGCGCTCGAACTGGATGGGGTGAGCCGATGGCCACGCTGGAAGAATTGCAGGCGCAGCTTGCCGAGGCGCGGACCATCCGGAGGTCCCTGGTCTCGCAGATGAGTTACGCCGACGGATCGTCGGTGTCGTACCGAATCAGCGGGCAGGACGCGATCATCCGAGAGATTGAGGCCGAGATCGGTCGCCTCCAGTCGGTGAAACGGGTGCGCACGGTGCGCCTGTACGGAGGGTCCGGGCTTTGAGCTTCATCCGCCGCGCGAGGGCCGCAGTCCGCGCCTTCACCGCTCGCTACGACGCCGCCTCAACCGGGCGGCGTTCTCGTGTCTGGGGGGCGGTGAACGGCGGCCCGAACATCCCGGCGGCCAACTTGCCGACGCTGCGCAACCGGGCGCGCGATGCGGTCCGCAACGACGCCCTGGCCGATTCCGCCGTCGATACCGCTGTGACCAACATCATCGGAACCGGCATCAAGCCGCAGTTCGCCACGCCGGACGCCGGTCTGAACGCCGAACTGGCCACAATGTGGCTGGACTGGACGGACGAAGCCGACCCGGCCGGGCAATTGGACTTCTACGGCCTTCAGGCTTTGGCCGTGCGGTCGATGATCGAGGGGGGCGATAGCTTCGGCCGGTTCCGCCTGCGTCGGGCCGAGGACAGCCTGACGGTACCGCTACAAATCCAGGTGCTGGAAGGCGAGTTCTGTCCGGCTGAGAAATCGGAGATGAACGGCGGCAACAGCATCGTCTCAGGTGTCGAGTTTACGCCGTTCGGCCAGCGCGCGGCCTACTGGATGTACCGCGAGCATCCCTATGACGGCACGAACCCGCGCATTCAAGCCGGCCTGCCGGCGCGCGTTCCGGCGAGCGAGGTGTTCCACCTGATGGCCGTCCGCCGTCCCGGGCAGGTGCGGGGCGAGCCGTGGCTGACCCGCGCCCTGGTGAAGCTGAACGAGTTGGCGCAGTACGACGACGCCGAACTGATGCGCAAGAAGATTGCGGCGATGTTCGTCGGCTTCCGGCGCCGGCCGGTCCCCGAGGGCATGTCGGCGGACGAACTGGCGGAAGCCTGGGGCACGGCGGACGCCGAAGTTGATGATGGCGTCGGGCACGTCTCAATGGAGCCCGGCACCATGCAGGAGCTGGATCCGGGCGAAGACGTCGAGTTCACCAATCCGGTGGACGTGGGCGGCAACTACGAGGCTTTTTTGCGCGCTCAAAAACGCCTTGTCGCCTCGGCGGCGGGCGCCCTGTACGAGCAAGTGACCGGTGATTACAGCCAGGTCAACGACCGCACATTCCGGGCGGCGGTCAACGAGTTTCGCCGCCGCTGCCAGATGTGGCAGCACCACAACGCGGTCTATCAGATGTGCCGCCCGACACATCGCCGCTGGATGGCGGCGGGCGTGTTGTCCGGTGTCATCCGCCCGCCGCGCCGCATGGCCGAGCGCGACCTTTTGCGCGTCAAGTGGGTGCCGCAGGGGTGGAGCTACATCCACCCGGTGCAGGACGTGCAGTCCCAGCAAATGGCGGTGCGCAGCGGCTTCAAGAGCCGCGCGGAAGTGGTCTCCGAACAGGGGTACGACGCCGAGCAGATCGACGCCGAGCAGGCGGCCGACAACGCCCGCGCGGACGCGGCGGGCCTGTCCTACGACAGCGACGGGCGCCGCGCCCTGACCGATCCGACCAAGACGACTGAGCAGACGGAGAACGCCTGATGGCCTGCACCGTGAACGGCAACGAGATCGTGCTGACCGGGACGGTCGGCATGATCTGGTGGGACGAGGATTGCTTCACCTTCGGCGACGTCTTGGCAGCCCTGGCGCGGGTGGGGCGCGAGACGGATGTGCGCGTGCGGCTGAACAGCGGCGGCGGCCTCGCGACCGAGGGCGCCGCCATCCATTCCGCCCTCGCCACTCATCACGGCACTGTCGAGGTCATCATCGAGGGATGGGCCGCGTCGGCTGCGTCCCTGCTGGCCATGGCCGGCGACACGGTGGTGATGCGGCCCGGCGCGATCTTGATGATCCATGACCCCAGTGGGTTTACCTGGGGCACGGCGGACGAGCATCGGCAGACGGCCGAGGCCCTGGACGCTCTGGGCGATGCCTATGCCCAGATCTACGCCAACAAGACCGGCAAGACCGTGACCGAGATGCGCGCGCTGATGAAGCGCGAGGTCTGGCTCGGGCCCGATGAGGCCGTGGCGCAGGGTTTCGCCGACCGCGCCGACGGCGCCACCAACGACAACAACGAAGCATCTGAGCCGGTCGCGTTCGGCGGCTGGCATCGGTACGCCCGGGCCCCCGAGCGTATTACCGCGATGGCCTCGGCCAGCCGCTGGCCGTCGCGTGACCCCCTGGCGGCGCAGCCCGCCGCCCCTTCCAAACCCGACACGAAAGGAAAAGCCATGTCGGAGAAGGACAAGCAGCCGGCGGGCACGACCGACGCCGGCACGACCAACCCCACCAATACCGGTCCGGATCCCCTCGCCGCTGAGCGCGAGCGGTGCTCCGCCATCGCCAAGATGTGCGCCGAGTCCGGTGCGCCGTCCCTGGCCGATGGGTTCATCGCGGCCGGCCTAACCACGGACGACGTTAAGGCGAAGCTCGACGCGACCGGCGAGATCAAGACGATCTGCGCCACGGCCAAGCGCCTGAACCCGTCGCTGGATGCCCAGGCGCTGGAGCGCGAGTTCCTGGCCGCCGGCACCTCGCCCGAGGCCGCGCGCAAGGCGCTGTGGAACCGCCTCGCCGCTGATAGCGAGGCCACGGCCATCGTCAACACGCTGACGCCGGAAGCGGCTGCCGGGAAGGCTGCACAGTCCGCTGGTGGCGCCGCGCCCGGCCAGGCGCACGCCGATGCCATCGCCCGGGCCAACAAGCTCGCCGGCTTCGCCGGCACCGCCGCGTAAGGAGCCGCGACCATGACCACGCTTACCGAAGACCTGCACGACGGCGGGTTCGTCGCGTCGGAAGGCAACGGCCACATCAGCCGCGAGGCCGTCACCATTGTGTCGGGCCAGACCCTGAAGGCCGGGGCCGTGATCGGCAAGATCACCGCGTCCGGCAAGTACGCTGCGTATGACAACGCCGCGACGGACGGCACGCAGATGGCGGCCGGTGTGCTGTACGGCGCCGTCGACGCGTCCGGCGCCGATGCGACGGGTGTTGCCATTGTCCGCATGGCCGAAGTCGCGACCGACGGCCTTGTCTGGGGCGCCTCTCAGGATGCTGCGGCCAAAACGGCCGGGCTCGCCGATCTGGCGGCTCTCACCATCATCGCCCGCTGATCGCCGGGCCACTCAGGAGGACATGAGCCATGGCGACCATGGACATTTTCGCCAGCGACGCGTTCAAGATGACGTCGCTGTCCGGATCCCTGGACAAACTGGGCTACGTGCCCGGCTTCCTGCGCAATATGCCCGGGCTCTACGTGCCGGCCCCGGTTCGGACGGAAGCCATCTTCATCGAGGAGCGCGAAAACGCTCCCGCGCTGATCCAGACCAGCGAACGCGGTGAGGCCCCGTCCCGTAAGGTCGGCGAAAAGCGCAAGGCGCGCGGGTTCGAGACGGTGCGGCTGGCGCAGGCGTCCCGCATCCACGCCCGTGAGATCCAGGGCATTCGGGCCTTCGGCTCCGAAACGGAACTGGCGCAGGTTCAGGTCGAGGTTGCGCGTCGTCAGTTGCTGATCCGGCGCGACTTCGAACTTACCTTCGAGAACATGCTGCTCGGGCTGGTGCAGGGGCTCGCGGTCGATGCGGACGGGTCGACCCTGTACGATTGGGCGACGGAGTTCGACCAGACCATCCCGACGGAAGTTGATTTCGACCTGGACAACGCATCGCCTGCCAGCGGGGCCGTTCGCAAGAAGTGCAACGCCGTGGTGCGGTCGATCCTCCAGGGCCTGTGGGGCCTGGGCGGCAACGGCGTTCGGATCGCCGCCATCTGCGGTGACGCCTTCTGGGACGATCTGACCGGGCACAAGGAGGTGCGCGAGACGTACCTGAACACCCAGATGGCCGCCGATCTTCGCCAGGGGAACGCCTACGAGAGCTTTTCCTACGGCGGGATCACCTGGGTGAACTACCGGGGCACCGACGACGGCACCACCGTCGCCGTCAACACCGACAAGGCGAAGTTCTTCCCGGTCGGCTCCGGCATCTTTCAGTGGGCGCTGTCTCCGGGCGAGTCCTTCGACTTCGTGAACCAGCTCGGGCAGGAACTGTATTCCGCCGTCGTCCAGGACCGCGACCGCAACGCCTGGGTGGATGTGGAGATGTACAGCTACCCGCTGCCGGTCTGCACCATGCCGCAGGCCCTGCATCGGGCGCGACGCACCTAAGGCTGAGACAAGCGGGCGGCTTTCGGGCCGCCCGCCCGTGCGCACGCAGGAGGCCGCCATGCTGCCGTCGTTTCCAATGGCCGCCCTGATGCGCCAGATGGGCGAGCCTGCGACCCTGACGACGGCGGGTGGTGACGCCCTGGCGACAGAGGATGGCTTTATCCTCCTGACCGAGGACGGCGCCGCGCTGATCACGGAATCCGGCGGCGAACCGATCAGCCTCTACGCAAAGCGCGTCGGAGGCGGTCGGGAAGTGACCGTCGGCGATGTCCGGCTGGTGGTCGAGGACCTGTCGGTGCACATCCTGCGGGCCGACGCGACGCCGGTCGCCGGACAGACGATCACGATCGGGGCGGAGACCTGGACGATCCAGGCCGTCGAGCCGCTGCCCAATGATCCGCAGGCGACGCGCTGGTCGCTACGCCTGACGTGGGGCGTGACGCTGACCCTGCGCACGCCGGGGGCTGGGGGAGGCGGCAGCCCGTATGACCCGGTCCCTGACACGATCACGCTGACCGCGCGGGCAGCGGGCGCGGGCGCATTGGCGATCACCCTGGTTGCCAGCGGGTGGACGTCGGGCCGGATCCGGGCCGGTGACGTGCTGATCATCGGCGGCGCGAGCTACACGGCGACGGCGGACGTGGCGCTGATCCTGGCCGGGCAGTCCTGGGTGTTCGCCGCGGTGCCGATCACCCCGCCCCTGGCCGCTCCGGTGGCCGAGGGTGCGGCGGTGACCGTGACGGCGCCGGCGGTCGAGACCCGGACGGCCTACGCGGCGCCAGCCGAATGGACGGCGGAGGAAATCGCCGGGGGCATCGCGACGTCCGATCAGCGGTTTGTGATCCGCGCGACGCCGGGCGCCGTGCCACCGACCACCAGCGATCTGGTGCGGGTCGGAGCGGAAACCCGTGACCGGCAGGTGACCGGCGTGCGGACGATCTACGCGGGCGCCAGCGTGGCGGCGTGGGTGATCGGAGTGGCGAGTTGATCACTCTCGGCCCCACGACAACCGCGACCCTGGACATCGATGCGTTTTGCGTGGACCTGAAAGCGAACCCGTGTTGGCGTGTCCCGCATCCGGGGCACGGCGGGGACTTGCGGCCGGTCAAGGCGATGGAGTTCGCCGACGGGAGCCGGGTCGAGTTGACCGACACCGGGTTCGAGGTCAAGCCGGTGGCGTCGTGAGCATCGCGGCAAGCATCCGGGCGGCGGGGCAGCGTGCTGTTGGCGGCCATGCCGGTCGCGCGCGAGACTACGCCACCGGGCGGTTTGCCGCCGCCGACCAGCAGATGGGCCAGGGCGAGACTGAGGGTGAAATCCGCCAGACCGGCGACGTCATCGAGCGCGTCTATGCCAGCCATGCCGAGGCGGTGACGTTCGCGCTGGAAACCCTGCGGGAGCTGTCCCCGGTGCGATCCGGGGCCTACAGGGAGAGCCACGTGGTGCTCGTCAATGGCGCGGCTGCGTCCTGGCCGGTGGCACTGAAGCCGGCCGACGTGGTGGTGCTCACCAACACGCAGCCTTACGCGCGGTTGATCGAGGGGCCGCACGGGGCGTCCGGCCTGTCGGATCAGGCCCCGAACGGCGTCTACGAGGCTGCACAGGCCATCGTCCAGGCCCGGACCACGGCGGACGTGGAGTTCAACTATCAAGGCGTGGTGGATGGCGCGGCGGCCCCGGGACACCTGGCCACGCAATCCGACTATCGGTACCCGGCTTTGATCATTCGGCGGAGGCAAAAGCGATGAGCAGCGCGGCGGTCTCCGCCCTGGTTCTGGCCCAGCTTGATGCGGCCTGGACCCTGACGCCGGTTCGCCGGCCCAACGCCGATTTCGACCCGGGCGGGCGACCGTTCGTCGAGGTCGCGTTCCCGGGCGCCGACGTGCAGCGCGGCGCCATCGGCGACGCGAGCAACCCGCTCTGGGATGAGGCCGGGGCGTTCATGTGCCACGTCTTCGTGCCGGCGAACACTGGGGACGCAGTGGCCCGGCAACTGGCCGACGCCCTGGGGGATCTGTTCCTGCGCTGGGACGCGCCGCTTGGGCTGACGATCTGGCGGAGGCTCGCCAGCCAGGAGGGCGCGCGCACGGTTCAAGGACGCCCGTGGTACGGCGTTTCGTTTGGACTCACCTACCAGTTCCACACCATCGGCTGATCTGATCGGCCACAGACGGACCACAATAGGCTCGCCAGCGGTGGGCCTTTTTCTTTGGAAGGAGGCCAAGGGCCATGGCGACCAGCGCCTACTTTGCCGGTGCGCAGACCAACGACCTGCAGATCGGAATCCAGCGGGAAACGACGTGGGGCACCGCCCCGACCAGCGGCACCTACAACGGGATGCGGGTGCAGTCCATCGGCCTGGGGGAGCGCGCGAACCGGACCCGCCCCGGCGAGATCCGCAACGACATGCAGGTGTCGGCGAGCGTGCTGCAGGACATCGCCGCGTCGGGCGGCATTCAGTTCGGCGTCAGCTACGGCAACCAGGATCTGGTCTGGCCGACGCTGTTCACGGGCGATTGGAGCACGGCGGTTGCGGTCAGCGCCACCGACATCGCGGCCGATGACAGCGGCAGCCAGTTCACCAGCACGACCACCGACTTCACCGGCGAGAACATCAGCGTCGGGCAGTGGATCAAGGTCGCCGGCTTCACGACGACCACGAACAACGGGTTCTTCCGGGTTACCAGCGTGGCCGCCAATGCCCTGGGTGTGAGTCCGGCACCGGGCGCCGCCGAGGCTGCCGGGGACACTGTGACGATGGTCGGCTCGCGCCTGGTCAACGGCACGACAGTCAACTCCCTGGCCATCCAGGAACGGTATTCGTCCAGCCTGGGCTTCATGTACACGGGCTGCATCGCCACCGGCGGGCAGATCAACGCGCAGCGCGGACAGTTCTTCAGCGGCACCGTCGATTTCGCGGCCAAGGCGGAGGACAAAGCCGCTTCCGTGGTCGCCACCATGGGCGCCGCGCCGACTGCTCGTGTGATGAACACGGTCGGGCACATGCAGGCCATCGCCCTGGGCTCGCTGACGAGCGCCAAGGTCAACAGCGTGACGACCACGATCACACGTGAGGGTGCCGGCGCCGACTACGCCCTCGGCGGTGCGAGCGCGGTGGGCGTCCGCCCCGGGTCGTTCAGCGCGTCCGGCCAGATCGAGATCTACTTCGCCGATTTCGACGCCTACGACCTGTACAAGGCCGAAACGCAGATCATGGCCTACTACCGGGTCACCGACAGCGAGGGGAACACGTACATCGTCCATCTGCCCAAGGTGGTTCTGGGGGCTGTGACGAAGCAGCGCGGCGGCCCCAACCAGCCCGTCATGGCGACGTTCGAGTTCATGGCCGAGCCCGACCCCGATCTCGGCCACACGATGGCTATCGACCGCTTCGCGGCCTGACGGCTGCAGTGAACGCCCGCGCGCGGGCCGGGGCGGTGTGCGTGTCAGGGCGCCGCCGCCCCACTCCCTGACGATCTCTGGCACCCCCTGACGAAAGGACCTGAGCATGGATTTGAACGACTTCGCCGTCGGCGCGGCCTACGAGGACGGTTTCACCCTCATGCTGTCCGAGGACTGCGGCGTGAAGCTGCGGGCCGCAGGCAGCGACAAGGCCCAGAAGGTGCGGGAGCGGCTGTGGGAGCCGTACAGCAGCTTCCGCGAGATCCCGGACGGCATCCGGGCCAAGCTGAACGCGCGCTGGATCGCCGAAGGCTTGGTGGTTGAGTGGGTGGGACCCTGGAAGGTCGACGGCAAGCCGCTGCCGACCGACGTCGCCGAGGTGGCGAAGATCCTGGCCCGCCCGGCGCTCAAGCCGCTGGCCACGCGCCTGCTTCAGGCCAGTCTGAACGACGAAAATTTCCGCGCCGGCAAGGAAGCGGCAGCGGAAAAAAACTGAGGGCCTGGGCTACGTGGCAGTTCGGCTGGGGGAAGGACGCCGAGAGCATCGGCATGATGCACATCGAGGACGGGGAGGACCCGCCGCCGATCTGCATCCCACCCCCCGTCAGCCCTGCCCTGGCCCGGTATGTCGTGTGTTTCCGGCTGGTAACCCGGGATAGGCCCGTCGGCATGGCGCCAGGGCCGATCCCGACCAGCGCCATCATCACCTATGCCCGCGATGTCGACGGCGTGACGGATCGGGCGGAGCTGCGCCGGTACCTGCGGTTCGTCGGCACCATCGATGAGGAATACCTGAGGGCCGGGCACACCGAGCGGCGGGAAAAGGGCGCGGACTAGTCTTTCCGCGTTACACCCATGGCGTTCACAGGCGGGCGGGGCCTCCCGGGCGAGGCCGGAGTGCCTTGCCCGGCGGCGTCCTGGCTTTGGTCCAGGGGTAGCGGGTCGACGTCTCGGGCGCATCGCGGGCACACGGTAGCCTCGCGGTCAATGAGTGATTTGCAGTGCGGGCATTGTCGGCGGGTAACCGCCCACCCAACCGCAGCGGTAACCGCAACGTCAGATATTTTGTTGGCAAACCATTGCTGCACAAGCCACTGAGTGGCGCCGACGACAAGTAGCAGCAGAAACGCTCCGATCAGCACGTACTCCATTTCTGGCCTCCTTCGCGAAGGAAGCCGGAATCATGACGTATGCCGCGCGGTGAGTCCATCGCGCGCACCATGAGGCGCGCCTATGGCCGAGATCAACGTCATCATCGACAAGATCGTCATCGACGACAGCGGCGCCGTGTCCGGCGCCGCCAAGGTCGAGACAGCCTATGAGCGGTTGGCGCGCGCGGCTGGCGAAGGTGCGACGGCGGCGGACAAGACGTCGATGGCTTTGGCGCGGCTCGGCGCGGCGGCTGGGGAGTTCGCGGCGGCCGGCGGGCGGTTCGTGGCCGGCGCGACGCAGATCACGACGTCCATGGGCGTCATGGTAGCCCAAGTGACGACGGCGGAGCGCGCGTGGACGGCGCTGGAACTGACCATGGCCACGGCGGCCGGCGGTATGTGGGGCCTCAAGAAGGAGATCGCGGAGACCGTCGTCGAGGCGCATCTGTTCGGTGGCGCCGCCGACAGGGCTGCGTCCGCGTGGTCCCGGCTGGAGATGGCGGCCGGGACGATCGGCGTGGGTCTGTCCCTCAACAGTCTCATGCAGCAGGCGCAGGAGTACCATCAGGCCGTCAGCTTGATCGAGCGCGCGGCCGGCGATCAGGCGGGCGCGGTGGAACGCGACCTGTACCGGATCAGTCAGGCGGCCGGGGCCTCCTTCACGGACCTCGCGCGCCTGACCAAATCGCTGGACGACCTGCCGGGCGGGATGCGCGAGGCCCTGGACGTGACGGAGGCCGTGGCCCTGTCCATGGCCTCCATGCCGGGGTCCGCGCAATCGGCGGCGGCGGCCGTGACTCAGTTCACGCAGGCCATGCAGGGCGGGAAACTGCGTGGCGACGAGTTCAACAGCATCATGGAACAGGCACCGGCCCTCGCGGATGCCCTCGCCGAGGGGCTGGACGTCTCCGCCGGCAGCATGCGCGCCATGGCGGAAGCCGGCGAACTGTCGGCCGATCGGGTCTCCGCCGCGTTGCGCTCCGTGCTGCCCGGCCTGCGCGAGTTGCGCGAGGAGATGGACCTCACGCTGAATCAGCAGACGCAAATGGTGCAGAACGCGCTGACGCGGTTCTCGGGTCAGGTGGACGAGCGCGCCGGCGCGTCGGGTGTCATCGGCGGAACGCTGATGGACGTCACCGAGCGCCTGGAAAGCCTGGAGGCGCAGAACGCGGCCGTGGCCGTCATGGAGAAGTTCGCAGTGGCCGGCGGCATGGCCAGCGATGCCGCCATGTTGCTGGCGAACAACCTGGATCTGGTCATCGGCGCCTGGATGGTCTGGCAGGGCCTGAAGGCCGGGGCCGGCGTGGTGTTTTTCGCCGGGGCTATGAACACGGCCGAGGCAGCCATGGCGCGGCTGGGCATCGCCACGAACACCACGACCGCCGCCGTCACGAAGTTCGGCGTCGCCGCGACGCTGGGCGTGTCGCCGCTGTCGATCATTGCCACCCTGTTGTCGGCCGGCGCCGCCGGGTGGCTGCTGTGGGAAAGCCGGGTGACGGACGCACAGGTTGCCACGCAGGCGCTGATCGATGTGCAGCAGCACCTGAACAAGGTGACGGCGGATCACAACATCCTGGTTGGGGAAACGACGGAATCTATCGCAGCCATGACGGCCGCCCAGCGCGAGGCGGCGCTGTTCGATATGGCCGAGGCAGTTGAGGATCAGGCTGAGGCGGTCAGCAAGGCGGTGTCGTCCCTGCGGGATGCGTTCGACCTTAACGCCATGGACTTCACGGGCCAGGGCGAGTCCGCGCTGCGGCTTTTCAATGAATTCGATCGGCTGGTGGCAAAACTGGGAACCGGGTCGCAGGATCTGGAAGCCTGGCTAGCGAACATGCGGACCTTTGCTGACAGTCTGGGGGGCGATGTTCGCGCATCGATTCTCAAAACTATCGACGCACAACAGGCGCTAATCGCGTCTACCGCCGATGTGGGAGAGAGCAATCAGCACGTCACCATGACGGCGCGGTTGTTAAGGGATCCCACGGAGGAAGCGGCCCTGGCGTTCTTTGAGCTTGCGGACGGCCAATCTGCGGCGGCCCGTGCCGCCGCGCAGATGTCCCGGGAGATGGATCGTGCGCGGAACACAGTGGACGATCTTCAAACCCGCGTAATCCGGTTGCAAGCGGCGTACACACTGTTTCAACGACAGGGTGCGGAGGCCGCGCAAGAACTCCAGCGCCGCTTCGAGGCTAGCGACCTCGCGCGTGCGGCACAATACTCCGTGCAGCAAATCGAAGAACTGATGGTCGCCGAAGACCGGCTTACTGCGGCGCTGAATGAAGGATATCGGGCGGCGGAGAATGCTGCGCGCGAGGCCACCTCGGTCTCCCGCAACCACAACACCGCCCTGGAGGCGGCGAATCGTCTGCTGGAGCAGTACAGCCAGCGGGATATGCCCGAGGCGATGCGCGTGGAGCGCGAGTACACGGACGTCATCGAAGAGGCGATCACCAGCGGCAAGGTACAGATCGACACCATCCACGCCCTGATCGCGGCGCGGGACGAGCATGTGGCCTCGATCCAGGCCGAGGCCCAGGCCGAGCTGGGCCGCCTGACCGACGCGCCGCGCCTGCTGGACGAGGAAACCGCCGCGATCCTGGCCGGCGGCGACGCCCTGGAGCGGCTGACCCGCGAGCGCGAGATCGCCTCGGCGACGGCGGACCAGTACACGGCGGTGCTGGAACAGGCCCGCGAGGCCGGCCTGTCCGAGGCCGAGGCGCTGGAGACCGCGCGCATGTCCGCCGCCGCGCTGGGCCGGGCCATGGGCGACCTGGACGCGGCGGCGGACATGCGCGCCTACTGGGACGCGATCGAGGGGGAATCCTATGCCGTCTCGAAAGATGTCGCCGATGCCCTGGTGACCGGGATCCACGACGGGTGGGACGAGGGCCTGGACGACCTCGGCGACCTGCTGAACACCATGCTCCGGGACTGGCAGGCGCGTCTGCTGGCGGAGCCACTGACCATCGTCATGGACTACGCCGTCGCCTCGGCGCCGTCGGTGTTCGGTGTACCCCAGGCGACAGCCGGGAACGTCCCGGCCGGCTACCAGCCCGCCGTGGGTCCGGATGGCAAAACCGTGCTGGTGCCCTCGGGCCAGCAGGCACCGTCCGGCTTCGACCTGTCGTCGATCTCGCTGCCGATGACGGGCGATACCTTCGGGATGTTGCCCTCGTGGGTGAACAAACCGCTGTTCACCATCGGGGGCGATGGCGGGTTCGTGTGGGGTTCGTCGTCCTCAATGTACACGCCGGGGGTGACCGGCGCGCCGTCGCCCGGCCCGGCCAGCCTCGGCGGCGTCAGCACGTCCGGCGGGGGTGTACCGATCTCCGGCGGTCAACTTTTCGGCGCCGGCATGTACGGTATCTCTGGCGGCCTGGGCATCGCCAACGGCCAGTACTTCAGCGGTGCCGCAAACCTGGCGGCCGGGGCCATGATGCTGATTCCCGGGGCCCAGCCTTTCGCGCCGTTCGTGGCGCTGGGCGGAAGCATCCTGGAGGGTGTCTTCGGGAGCATCTTTGCCCCCACCCGCCCGCATCCGGCCGGCGGCGGGCACATCACCGTCAATCCCGACGGCACGGTCAGCACCGGCGCCTACTTCGGCAAGCACACCGACCTGGCGGCGCAGCAGGCGGCGGTGGACCCGTTCGGGGCCTTCGTCCAGCAGATCATGGACCTGACCGACGCCCGCCTGTCGGGCGCCCTGGACATGGCGATCAGCGCCGACGACGGCGAGTTCCGCCTGACCACATCGCACACGGGGGTGCCGGAGGATCTGCGGCCCTACGTGTCGAGCGTCAAGGACGGTCAGTTCATCGACTTCACGACCATGGAGGCGGCGCAGTCGGCCTACCTGCGTCACCTGGGCGGTGCCCTCGAGGACATGCCCGACGCCTCGCGGGTCCTGCAGGACGTGACGCCGGACAACATCGAAACGGTGCTGCCGGACCTGTCCTTTGTGATGGAGTTCGACCAGGCCATCGAGGCCATGACCGCCGGCGTGGTGTCCTTCAGCGAGACCGCGCGCGGCCAGATGGTGGCCGGCCTGAAGCAGTCGCAAGAGGCCATCGAAGAGTTCCTGGACTCCACCACGCGGCTGATGCCCGACCGCATGGCCGAGGCCGACGCGGCGGTCAAGGCGGCCGCCCTGTCGATGTTCGGCCTGACCGAGCAGAGCCGCATCCTGGCCCCCGAGATCCAGGCGTTCATCGGCCAGACCGAGGGGCTGCGGGACCAGTTCTCCGCCGTCATGGGGGCCGCCGGCTGGACCGACGAGACCATCGGCGCGGCCGGCTTCGCCAGCCTGGCGGAGGCGGAGACCGAAGCCGTGCGGCGGTCCCTGGAAGGCTGGCTGGAGACCGTCGCCCTGACCCACGACGGCGCCGACGCGCTGGCCGAGGCCTTCGGCGACATCCCGGACATCCTCAAGATGCTGGCCGACGAGGTGGAACAGAGCCGCGCCGACCTGGAGCGGACCTACGAGCAGCGCTACGCCCAGGCCACCGGCACGCCCTACCTGAACCTGTCCGGGGTGGCCGATCAGTACGCGGCGGCCCTGGAGGAGGCGGCCGGCGTCGGCCTGGACGCCGCCGTGGTGACGCGCACCTACACGGCCGAGATCGCCGCCCTGGTGGACGAGATGTCCGCCGCCGACATCACCGCCCTGATCGACCAGTACCAGGGCGTCGACGTCGTGGTGGATGGCCTGCATCAGGCGCTGTTGGCCGCCGAAGAGGCGGCACAGGTGACGACGGCGCACGAGACCCTGCTGGCGGCCTACGAGGCGGAACGGTCCGCGCTGGCGGACCTGTTGACGACGCAACGGGACGTCGTCTCGGGCTGGCGGGCCGTGGCCGAGGCGGCGTCCGATGCGTTGTTGGGGCTGCGCACGGGCGCGGACACCCTCCTCAGCCCCATGGATCGCTTCAACACGCTGGAGGCGGCGGTCCGGGACGCCTATGCCGGTGCCATGATGGGAGATGCCGACGCGGCGGCCACCCTGGCGGCGCTCGCGCCTGATCTGAACCAACTGGCGCGCGAGAACTGGGGCACGGGTGGTCAGACCCCCGAGACCTACCGCATGTTGGACGACATGCTGTCGGCGGTGGAGGCCCAGGGCCTGCGACAGGTCGGCGTCGAGCAACGGTCGCTAGACGCCCTGGAAAGCCAGATCGACAGCCTGACGGCGGTCGAGGCCGCCATCAAGGAGGGGGATGTCGCGACCCTGGCGTCGCTGGACGGGCTGAGCGTCAATCTCCTGGCGGCCGTCCAGGCGCTGGCGGCGGCCAACGATATCGCGCCGCCGCCCTGGAACGAGGCCGCCTATCTGGCGGCGAACCCGGATGTGGCGGCGGCGGTGGCCGGCGGCGCCTTCACATCGGGGCGCGCGCACTGGGACCGGCACGGTCAGTACGAGGCCGGGCGCCCCATGGGTTTCCGCCTGGGGGGTGCGATCCCCGGATACGCCGGCGGCGGCGTCGTCGGCAACGGCGTCTGGGACGTGGACAGCGTCATGGCCCGGTACGCGGGCGGCGGTGCGATCGCCCTGGCCGGCGGCGAGTTCGTGGTGCGGGCGCCGAGCGTGACCGACGCCACGCTGCCGGCCCTCGGCGCCATCAACCAGACGGGACGCCTGCCGGGGTTCGATGTCGGCCCGCTGGTCGCGGAAATCCGCGAGTTGCGGCAAGAGGTGGCCCAGCTGAAAGCCGAGGCCCGCCGCAACACGGACGTGGCCTATGCCGGGCACAACACCGTGGCCGAGGCGGTGCGCGACCAGGGCCGGACCATCCACACGGTGCGCCGCCATGTCGCGTAGCATCGCCCTGGTGGAGCCGACGGTGGTGGACCGGGCCACGACGACGCTGGTCGTGCTGCGGTATGCCGTCGGCCCCTTCGTCACCGCGCCCACGGACACACCCGCCAGCACGCCGTACCTGCCGCAGGTCCAGGCCCTCGGCGGCATCACCCAGGCCATCGGCACGGACGAGAGCCCGCTGGGGGCCTTGGACGTGTCCGGCCTCGTGCTGGGCAACGCGCCCGATGACATCGGCCGCCCCCGCCCCCTGGACGCCCGCCTGTGCGCCGGAGACGGCGCGGGCTGGCCGGTGACGATCCGCCGTGTTCCGGCCGGGGGATCGCTGGCGAGCGCGACCGCCATTGCCACCCTGGTGCAGGAGATGCCACGCCTGACCCGGTCCACGGTGACCCTGACGGTGCGCGACCGCATGGGTGACCTGGACACGCCAATGCTGACCACGCGCTACGCCGGCACGGGCGGCCTGGAGGGCGGCGCCGACCTGGAGGGCGTGGAGAAGGAGCGCACCTGGGGCCGCTGCCGGAACGTGCAGCCGACATACCTGGGCCTCAGCGCCGCAAACTACCCCCTGTGGTCACTCAACGGCGGCCAGCCGATCCAGGCCATCACGGCGGTGCGGGACGGCGGTGTGGACCGCGGGGCGGCCACCCCCGGCACGCTGGGCGCGGCGGACGGGTCCTGGTGGCGGGTCAATCTGGCGACGGGGACCCTCGAGACGTACTCCAAGGGTGAATTCGATCTCACCGTGGACGTCGAGGGCGACGCGCGCGGCGGCGCGTTCCGCGATACGCCCGCCAGCCTGATCCCGGACATCCTGGTCCATCACCTGGGGCTGGCCCTGGAGTCCGACCTGGACGGCACATGGGCCACCCGGGCGGCGGAGCGGCCCTGGGCGGTCGGGTTGCACGTGCCGGCCGGGGACGGCATGACGGCACGGGAGGCCGTCGAGGCCCTGTGCCGGTCGGACCGGTTCTGGATGGCCTGGACACCGGCCGGACGGCTGACCACCGGCCCTCTGGGCGCGCCCTCGGGGCCGCCGTCCTTCGTCTGGCGCCCGGACCTGCACCACGGCGGCGTCGAGCCCGGCGACGACCAGGGCCTGCCGGTGCACGAGGTTTCCATCGGTCACACACGCAACTGGACCCCGGGCCAGCGCACGGCGGCTCTGGCGCCGACGGCGTCCGTGACCTTCGCGGAGACCGAATACCGCCGCGCGGTGAGCGAAGGCGCGTGGTCGGGCGCGGTCAAGGCACGGTGCCCCCTCGCGGGCACCCTCAGCCTTGATACGCTGCTGGCCGATGCGGCCGACGCGGCGCTACTGCGGGGGGCCCTCGAAGCGGATCGGGCCGAGGCGCGCCGGGAGTACACCCTGGATCTGTTCCTGGACGCGGCCGAGGTGCCCGCGCTCGGCGCGGTGGGCACGGTCTACGACGACGTCGCGGGCTTCGAGGCCGGCCGGCGGGTCCGTGTCGTCGCCCTATCGCTGGCCGGTCTGCTGAACGGCCGGATCTCCGTGACGGTGAGGGATTGATGACATGGCGAACGGACTCTTGAGCCGCACCAACCATGCGACAGAGGCCACGATCAGTGGCCTCGGCTGGGCGGGCCTGGACACGCTGCCCACCCTGCCGCTGGGCGTGCCGGCGCGATCCGCCGATCCCGCGCCCGGCCCGATCCGGCTGCGATGGGCGGCCCCGAAGCCGACCCAGGCCCTGTTTTTGGGCAGTACCAACCTGCAGCAGGCGGCCGAACTGACGGTCACGCGGTTCTCGGATACGGCGGCGTCGATCGAGATCGATCGCCAGACCAAGCCGGTCGTGCCCCGGCTGTACACCTGGGACCAGATGTACTGGGGCCACCCCGGCCTGTTCCGGGGCAACCTGGAAACGGCGGTCTACACAGCCTATCCCCGGATCGCCTGGATGACGTTCGATCGCGCGCTCTGCGGCGGCATGGACATCCAGGTCGACGACGCGGCCAACCCGGACGGCTACCTCCAGATCGGCTTTCTGTTCACCGGCACGGCCCAGCGGTTCCGGATCAACTACGCGACCGGCCAGCGGGACATCGTGGTCCCGAACGGCTCTGTCGCGCGCACGGCCGGCGGGCATGCGTTCGTCGAGCCCGGCCAACCCACCCGGCGTGTGGAAATCCCCTGGGACTACATGGCGGACGGTGACCAGGAGGTGCTGGCGGACACCGTGTGGTCCCAGCAGCAGCATGGCCCGGTGGTCTGGCTGCCGGATACCGATCAGCCCGCGCTCTGCTTCCGCCACGGCGGCGTGTTCCAGATCCGGGGCGAGACCGCCCTGGATCGCGCCTACTGGGACCGCAGCAGCACGACGACCCTGACCCTGGAGGGGGTGACCCGATGAGCAGCAATCCGACCTTCCCGACCATTCAGGCGGCGATCGACTACGCCGAGGGCCTGAACACCAACGTCTATTCCGCCGACGCCAACCCCGGCGGGCTGGATGGCAACGACGGGATGGTGGCGAACTTCGTGCCGGCGATCCACGCCGTGGCGCGCATCGGCGAGGGGGTAGGCACCTACGACCCGGTGCTGCTCCAGACGCTGGTGCCGCATCTGGGCGACCTGGCCGCGCTGGCGGCGGCGGCGCAACTGGCGCCGGTGGCGGACGGGGAGTTCCTGCGCTACCAGACCGGCGCCGGCTACGTCGGCGCCGGTCTGGTAGCGCCCCCCACGATCGTGACACCCTCGCCCGGCGAGGTGCTCACTAAGGACAGCCCGACGCTGGCGTCATCGGCCTATGGGTCCATCTACGGCGTCTCTCACGCGGCGAGCCGATGGATCGTGTATGCAGGGGGCACGGACACCATCGTTTACGATAGCGGCTGGACCGCCGACCTGACCAGCCACGACATCCCGTCCGGACACCTGCAGCCGGGGTCGGTGGCCTATGGCCTCGCCGTCCAGCACCGCGACGCGGCCGGGGTCGAGAGCGCCGAGAGCCCCCGCGTCGGTGTGGTGACGTCGGCGGGTTTCTCGGACCTGCTGCCGGTGCCGCCCTCCGTTCCCGCCATCGGCAGCGCGCATGCCGGAGGTTTTTATTGCGGCGCCATCTGGGACGAGGTCACGACCTCCAGTGATAGCCTGACCATCGCCACCGGCCAGATCACCGTCACGGTGACTGATCAGGCGCCCTTGTTCTACGCGGGCCAGTCGGTGCGGCTGGTGTCGCGTGGTGACGCCGGCAACCGGCGCATGGAGGGGACGGTCACCAGTGGTTGGGGGACCGCGCTGGTGGTCAACGTCACAAGCATTACGGGCGCGGGCACATACACCGATTGGTCGGTGACCGCCCGGTATCGGCTTGTAGTGGCGCCCAAATCAGCCGGGGAATCATCGGCGTACGCGATGGCGGCGTCTGAGGGCGCGTGGCCGCCCGCCACGGCCACACTGACGAATGGTCAGGCGGCCACGGCAGCGCTGCTGGCGGCCGGCACCGCGAGTGTGTACCCGGCGCCACATTGGGCGGCCGGCCTGACTATCGGCGGGCGTGCGGACTGGTATGTGCCAGCCCGAGACGAGATCGAGGTGGCATGGAGGAACTTAAAACCCGACGCGGCTAACAACAATACCGGAAATCGCATTAAAACGGACACAAACTATGAGAGCGGTGGTAACGAAGACGATGTGGACTCGGATACAATGGGTGTAAACAGGCACTCAAGCCCGGAGGGGGGCGCATACACTACCACAGTACCAGGTCAGACAGCGGTCACGGCGTTTATGCTTGGGAACGAGGAGGCTTTTAAGTGGGGATCAGGTGTTTACGTGTATTACGTAACGTCTAGTGAAATTAACGAACAGCAGGTCTGGGCTCAAGGCTTCAATTCGAATGACGCCGGCGGGCAATCAATATCAATTAAAACGTCCGTCACCAGCACCCTCTTTATTCGCGCCATGCGTCGCGAGATTTATTAGGAGGGAAGTAGCATGAGATACCTGCGCTATACTTACGTCGACGCCGTGACGGGCATCTCCGCGACGGCAGGCACTCCGCGCGACGCCCCCCGACCGCCGGACGTAGCCGGGTTGATGTATCTGTGGGCACTGGAGACGGAGTATCCGACGGAGGCGCCCACGTTCTACGGCCGCGCGCCGGACGATACCGACCTGACCGTCCCTGGTGTCCTCGCCGAGGTGACGGTGGCGGAATGCCTCGCCGCCGGCCAGCGGGAGTGGCGTGCCCGCGCGACGGAGGCGTTTCGTCGCTCCCGCGACGCCGGACTGGATGTGGAGACCGGCGGCGGCCCCCTGCATGTGGAGACCGATGACCCGGCGCTGGGACAGATCCGCGCCCTGCGGGACCTGCTGGTCGACACAGGCGGGACGCAGGCGTTCGTCACCCGTGCCGGGGCGCGGGTTGTCGCCGATGCGGCGATGATGACCACCATCCACGGCGCCGTGGCGGCCCGCTGGCAAGCCCTCCTGGCGCGCGAAGCCGCTTTGTATGACGCCATCGACGCCTGTACGGCCCCGGCCGATTTGCGGGCCATCGACACGGCGGCCGGCTGGCCCTGAGCCACCGTGCCGCCGCCCACCCCATCCGCCCCGCCCTCGCGCGGGGTTTTTTGTGTCCCGAGACAGAGGAGGCCCCATGGCCGATCCGATCACCTGGGAGGCCCTCGGCGCCGGCCTGGCCCTGCTGGGGGGTGGTGGCGCCGCGACCGCCTGGATCGTGGCCGAGATCAACCGGGCGCGCCGCGAGTCGTCCGAGGGCCGGGACCGGCTGCACCGGCGGCTGGACGCCCTGACCACGGAGATCGGCCAGACCTACGTGCGGCGCGATCTGCACGCCGCCGATCTGCGCACGGTGCACCACGCCCTGGAAGAGACGAACCGCATGCTGACGTCCCTTGCCGGCCGCGTCTGCCCCTATGACGCGGGCGATGGACGCCCGCGATCGAGAGAGGAGGATCGCCCGTGACCCCCGTCCCACCCCCCGTCCTGCCGACCGAGGCCGTGCTGGCCGCCACCGCCGGCGGGCGGCTGTCCGAACGCCAGGCCGCCCTCATCGCCGCCGTGGCCGCCGAGGCGCCGGCCGCGCTGCCCCCCGCCGGCATCGACACGGCCCCGCGCGTCGCCCATCTGCTGGCGCAACTGGCCCATGAGTCCGACCGCTTCCGCACGACGGAGGAATACGCGTCCGGTGCCGCCTACGAGGGCCGCCGCGACCTGGGCAACACCCGGCCCGGCGACGGGCGGCGCTACAAGGGCCGGGGGCTGATCCAGTTGACCGGCCGCGCCAACTACCGCCGCTTCGGCCGTTTGGTGGGCGAGGACCTGGAGGCCCGCCCCGAGCGCGCCGCCGAGCCGGCGCTGTCGCTGCGCATCGCCGCCGCCTACTGGACGGACCGGGGCCTGAACCCGCTGGCCGACGCCGACGACATCCGCGCCATCACCCAGAGAATCAACGGCGGCACCAACGGCCTGCCCGACCGGGTGCGCTGCCTGGAGCGGGCGCGCACCGCCCTGGCCCAGCAGCGGCTGGCCGACCTGGGCCACGACCCCGGCCCCATCGACGGCCGGTGGGGGCCGCGCACCGGCCGCGCCCTGCGGGCCGCCACGGGCGCCGCCGACCTGGCCGCGCTGTGGGCGGAGGCTGTCGAGCCCCCGCCGAACCCTGACCCCTGAAGGAGACAGACCATGGACTGGATCGTCACCCATTGGGACGAACTGCTGCTGATCGTCACCGGACTGATCAGCGTGGCCTCGGCCATCGCCGCCTTGACGCCCACCCCCACCGACGACCGGCTGGTCGGCGCGCTGCGCCGGATCGTGGAGGCCCTGGCCCTCAACGTCGGCCATGCCCGCCCGGCGCCGCCGCCACCCCCGCCCTCGGCCCCGCCGGAGTGAGGGGACGCCGGGGGCGGCGATGATCGGCGCCGTCCTGCGCCTGGGACCCGTCCTGGCCGTCGGCGCCGTGCTGCTGGCGGCGGCCGGTGGCGGGGGGCCAGGATGCGGAAGGTACGGGGGTTGATGGCAGGAAACCGCTAGACACTCCCCATACAAGCCTTTGATTTTCAAAGAGTGAAACAAATCATGAAAACTGTCTAACCTATACTGGAATCACACATTTCTAAGCTGACTACGGATCAGAAGGTTAGGAGTTCGAATCTTCTCGGGCGCGCCATATTTTTCAGACACTTATGTCTCGCAACGGCGGCCTTCAGGCCGCCGTTTTGCGTTTGAGGTACCATCCGACAGGCGATATCTTGTGGGTGCCAGGGTCCGCGACAGCGGCGCGAGCACGCATGACGTTTGTGTAGCGCGGCGGTCGATTTGGCACAAATCGGCAGGGATTTGGCACACCGGACATTGGTCCGGGGTGGCGTGATTTGGCGGCTGGCGAAAGGCAT